TGGAACAGACACAGAAAAGTTATCCAAGCTTGAAACAGAACTTGGCACACTTCAAGAAACTTATAAGACAGCCAAAGCTGATTATGAGAAAAAGTTGGCAGATCAGGCTTATGAGTTCGCTATTAAAGAAAAGGTTGCAGGGCTCAGGTTTACCAGTAACTCAGCAAAGAAAGCTTTTCTTGCGGATATAACCGCTGACCCACTTAAAATGAAAGATGGGGAGCTTATAGGCTTTGATGATTATGTAAACAAGTACAAGGAACAGGACGCAGGGGCATTTGTTAATGAAAAGACCGATCCAGATAATAAACCTTCATTTTCTTCAAAAGTTGATAATAAACCAATGTCGGGTTCTGGAACTGAACCAAAGGCAGACACAGAAAAGAAGCCACACCCTATAGTGTGGTAAATTGAAAGGAGTAAAAAATGTCAGAAACAACAAGAATTGAGTCATTGAATGTCTTATTAGATGGCAGTGAGTCTGGTAAGATGTTACTGAAAGAAGCATATGATGGTGTGCTTGAAAACGTACAGAAACAGGCTGTATCTGTACAGTTAAAGAATACTGATCTTTCAGGAGATCCAACAGCCGGTACAGTTGAAGCTAAACGATTTGTAAACTCAGCTTCACAGGATTATGGAACTGCAAGAACATCTGGAAAAGGTAATGCTGTAAAAGGTAAGACCGTTACTATTCCAATCGACACAGACAAGGAATTTGTAGAAGAGATCGAAGATAAGGATATCAAGCTCCTTGGTGTAGATGGTATCGTTGCAAAAAGATCATCTAATCACGCAATGAGAATGGCGGCTGAACTGGATGAGAAATTCTTTGCAGTTGGAAAAACATCCGGTACACAGTTTAAGCCAGCCAAGGCAGTAACATCAATTCAGAACATCGTAGAAGATGCTATCCTTTTATTGGAAAACCTTAAAAACGATTATATCGATGGTCTTCCTAGGGATATGCTTAGAATCGTATTTGATGCTGAGACATACTCACAGATGAGAATGTATCTTGATACTGTAGTCAATACAAATGTTGATACCACTACAGAATCTTTTGTAATGTATCATGGCGTAAGATGCTATAGCTCAAATAGACTTCCGGCAGGAGTTAAGTTTGTGATTATGATGAATGAGTCCATCGCTCAGCCAGTTATGTCCCAGTCTTATTCAGCAGAAAAAATTCCTCTTTCAAACGCAGTTGCCATTGAGCTGTATTTTAACTATGGAACAAAGGCAGTTACACCAGATACTATCTACTGGTATGATGGAACTCATGCTGAATCATAAGAGGTGATCGAATGATTATAAAGATGCCAAATGGTAGCGAATTAGTAACAGAAAACCCGGATGTTATCAACTCCCTACTGAAAAGTGGTGGAGTTGAAGCAAAACCGAAAAAGACAAATAAAAAGTCAGCTACAGATGTAGCCTCCGCACCTAAGGCTGAGTAGAGAAAGGGGATGTATCTTTTGAGTTATTTAACTTTTGAACAGTATCAACAGTTAGGTGGGAAGTGTTCAGAGGATGCATTCCCTTCTTTACAATTTGACACTGAATCTAAAATGGACTATGTAACAGATGGTAGACTTTCAGAGTTTATAAAAGCGTTGAAAGAAGTTCCAGAAGTGATTCAGAGGTTGGAGGTCAAACTGATTGATATAACAATGAATGCCAATACATCAAAAGAAGGTACTGGAAACATAACCTCGTATAGTAATGGTATAGAATCGTTTGGATTTGCAACGGATAAAGATTCTGAGCAGTATATATTGACTAAATTCAAGAATATAATGCTTGAATATCTTTATCCTAAATATCCGAATCTTTTTTACAGAGGAAGGTGGGTGTATAAACGTGGATGGAACGATAACACTACTGAATAAGTTAAAAAGAAAAGATTCTACTACTAACCTTGATGTATGGTATAAGACCATTATCAAAAATTGCGTATATGCTCAAGATAGAATATCAAATGTAAATGGAAGCGTTGTTTCAATGGGGCAGACATTTACTATTTTAATTCCATTCACAGGTAAATATTTACCCTACAGAGAATGGAAAAAGCTGGAAGATAAAACAGGTTACTACACATTATCTGAACAAGATGTTATAATCCTTGATGAAGTGACAGAGGATGTAACCGCTCAAAATATAACTCAAATCAAAAATGACTATGAACCTAATACTTGTGATATCAGAAGTATTGAACAAGTACAAAGGAGATTAGCAGTAAATTTTGAATTTAGAGTTAGTGGGGTATAAATGTATGTCTGTTAAAGTTGTCGTTGAAATACCTTTAAAAATCGTTGATAGTATTACAAATAATGATCAACTAGGGCTGTTCTTAGCGGCTACATGGAAAAGGTATATGGATAAGTACGTTCCAGTTGATCAAGGAATGCTTTATCAAACAGCAGACGCCACAAAACCTTTTGAAGTGTCCTATATACAGAATTACTCACATTACCAATGGGAGGGGTTGAGTAAATCCGGTAAGAAGTTAAGGTACTCAAAAGAACAGCACCCTTTAGCTCAAAGTCATTGGGAAAAAGCGGCGTATAAGGATAATGTGGATAATGTAGCAAAAGAAGTAACAGAATATTTAAGGAGGATGTAACATGAATATATATGAAAAAATATCCATTTGGCTGAATGAATGCCCGGAAATGGGAGGATATGTATATTTTAATGTAATTCCTTTAGATTCTGATACTTCTTCTGTAACTTCCAGTGGGGCTAGCTTAACTTTGAATACATTTTTAAATGGTTCAAAAGAAGTTAGATTGATATTTAATATTGAGCTTGTAAAACAATATGATGATGGTGGTACAAGTGATATAAATTTAGATGCTATAAAAGCATTTGATGAAATTATATCATTTGTAGAAAGAAAAAATAATTTAAAAGAATACCCAGAACTTGGTGATGGGTATATTGTGAATGAAATAGGGGCAACCTATAAAGCTCCTGAAATATATGTAACCAATGATAACCCAAATATCGCAAGATATGAAGGGCAATTTTATATAGAATATTTAGAAGAAAGGAAATAAAGATCATGGCAGACGCAATGAAAAAGCTCACAAGAGATCAGTTCATTCCATTTTTAGACACCGCCAAAGATTCAACTTTTGCTGCAAACACATGGAAGAGAATTGATTACTCAACCATATTTGAATTAACCGTCGGTGAACAAGAAGAAGATATGGACTATATCTGTTATGCAAATGCTGTAACAGAGATCAATTCTAACAAGCCAGAACTTCCACAGGAGATTGCTTGTTACGAAGGAAATCCTATTTATGACTTCATGTTTAGTCAGTTGTATAACCTTCCTGTAGGGTCTGATGTAAAGGTTCCATTCCTTATGTGCTTTGGCGGAAAAGACAAAAAGGCTTGGAGATGTATGGCAACACTCACATCTAAGGTGCTCAACACAGTTGATGGAAAGATTACATTTTCTATTAAAATGGGTGGGGACATTGAGAAGGGAACATATACGATCACAGAAGGAGCACCTACGTTTACAGTAACTCCCAGTGAATAGGAGTAATTTACCAAGAAAAAAGACCAGTAAATCATCAAAATATGTAAATTATACATCCGATGATTTACTATATGTTAATGACTACGAATAGTATATTATTTTAAGGAGGCAAATAATATGATGAATTATAGTATTGAATTTGATGGAGCTAACTACGATTTAGTACCTTACTCTTTTGGTATATCTGATAAGTTGGAAAAAGTGGATACATTTAATGAAGGAAACGCTACAGTGCGTGAAAAGTGTAAAAAAATGTATGAACTTGAGTCAGAGATTATTGGAAAAGATACATTTGAAGCTGACTTTGGAAAATTTGAGGATGTAGACCCAAATGTATTAAACATCTTGTGGCTCAAGATAATTGACGCATACGAAAAACCGCTTACTGATTTTCAGACAGAAAGAAGATCTCAAACATTAGACGATGTAGAAGCGGATAAGGTCTTGAAAGTGTTAGAAACATTAGGAAATGTTGATTACTCCATTTTCACTGGAAAAGGAAATAAACGATAAATGATAGACCTTCGTTGTAAGGACTTGCCACAAGCCATTGAGGTGAATGGCAAGTCTTTTTTAATAAACACAGACTTTAGATATTGGATAAAATTTGGGGAACTTGTAAAGCAGGATGAAACACTTGATAAGTTTTTATACTTGTTTAAAAATAAAACTCCCCAAGATCCTGAATTTTTTAATGCACTAATGGAGTTTTACAACAACCCAAATGTAACACCAAGATATTCTGGTTCACAGAATGTTGAATTGATAGACTATGTATTAGATGGTGAATATATATTTGGTTCATTTATGCAAGCATATCATATTGATCTTATAGATATAGAATATATGCACTGGCACAAATTTAAGGCATTACTATTGTGTTTGCCATCTTCATCTAAAATGATGGAAATAATGTCATTAAGAGGATGGGAAAAAGATAATACAAGCTACGAACGACAATGCCAAAAGAACAGAGATGCTTGGGCTTTACCTCGTCGAATAACAGAAAAAGAAGATGAAACAATGAAAGAAATAAATGATCTTTTCTATAATTGCTAGGAGGTGACTATATGCCAGAAGGAAAGATTACAATAAAGACAGACTTAGACGCTTCTGGAGCAAAAAAGAACCTAAACGAATTAAATAAAGAAGTAAATAAGGTAGATAAAAGTGTAACTAAGCTCGGTAATGATTCCGAAAAATCTGGAAACAAGATTGAAAAATTCGGTAACATTGCATCCACAACCTTAAAAGGCAGTGTGGCAGTTATTAAGGGAGTTGGGGCTGGGATTGGTGTAGCTTCAACTGCTGTTGGTGTGCTTGTTAAAAAATCAGTTGATGCATATTCGAGTTATGAGCAGTTAGTTGGTGGTGTTAATACTCTTTTTGGTGCAGGGGATAAGTCACTCGAAGAATATGCTAAATCAGTTGGAAAAACAACGGACGAAGTCAAAGACAAATATAATTCTTTAATGTCTGCACAAAGTACAGTGATGGAAAATGCGGCAAAAGCATATAATACAGCTGGATTATCTGCTAATGCCTACATGGAGCAGATCACAGGTTTTAGTGCTTCACTTGTACAGTCATTAGGAGGGGATACCGAGAAAGCCGCAGAAGTTGGTAATCGTGCCATTATAGATATGTCTGATAATGCTAACAAGATGGGTACGAGCATGGAAATGATCCAGAACGCATATCAGGGTTTTGCCAAGCAAAATTATACGATGCTTGATAACCTAAAGCTTGGCTATGGTGGTACAAAAAAAGAGATGAAGCGTCTTATTTCTGATGCTTCTGAAATGACAGATATCCAGGAAAAGTTGAATGTATCTGTGGAAGATGGGTCATTAGATTTTGGAAATATAATCAATGCCATATCTGTAATGCAGGCAAGCCTTGGAATTGCCGGCACAACACATGAGGAAGCGGCACGCACAATAGAAGGTTCTACAAATGCTATGAAAGCATCTTGGGATAACCTTTTGGTTGGAATAGCTGACGACCAAGCAGATTTTGATGAATTGGTAAATCAATTTGTAATGTCCGTTGACACATGGTCAAAGAATATAATGCCAAGAATTGAGATAGCTTTACAAGGTGCATCGAATCTCATAGCTAGTTTACTCCCAATGATTGCTGGAAAAATACCTGAATTGCTTAACGAAGTTGCCCCTCAGCTTATACAAGCTGGTACAGATATAATAACTGAGTTAATCTCTGGATTTATACAGGGCTTACCTGATATTATACAAACTATAAAAGATTTAATACCACAAATCTTAGAAGCCTTTTATGATATACTGCCCAAGATGAATGAATTATTCCAAACGATTCTACCACAAATACTAGACTTATTAGTTTCCTGGATACCTCAAATAACTGAGTTTGAGGCAGAATTAATTCAAGCAATCGTGCAAGGATTAATTGACGCTTTTCCGGAAGTGATAAATTCTATAGTTACGTTGATTAATCAATTAACCGAATATATAAATTCTGATGGACTGACACAATTAATTGATTTGTTATTACAAATAATAAATCAAATTATCACCGTACTAACAGAACAAACTCCAGTTTTGTTAGATGCCGCTACAAATTTATTAATGGCTATAGTCGAAGCATTGCCAGAAGTAATTCAAAAGCTATTGCTGGCACTGCCAAAATTAGTCACATCCATTACTAAATTTTTCAGTTCTAACTCGATAAAAATCTATAAGACTTTCCTAAAAGTTATGCTTGAACTTGTAAAGGCGATACCGGAGGTTATTGCGGCACTGATCATATCATTACCGGATATAATCAAAGCGATAATAGAAGGACTTATTTCTATTCCGGAAACTTTATGGACAGAAATTTTGAAGCCCGGTATTGAAAAGTTTATAGATTTTGCAGTGGAAGCCAAAGATAAAGCTAAAGATGCGGCAAAGGGATTTTTTACCAATCTTATTGATGGAATAAAATCACTGCCTGGAAAGATTAAAGACAAAGCATTAGAAATTGTTAATAAACTTGCGGACTTTAAAAGAGATTTTCCGGAAAAAGCAAAAGAAGCCGCTACAGAGTTTTTTAATAATTTGTGGAATGGGCTTAAAGAATTGCCATCCAAGATATGGGATATTGGAAAAAATATCGTTGAAGGTATTTGGAATGGTATCAATGATAAATTTGATTGGTTGACAGGAAAAATCAAAGAATTTACAAATGGCGTAAAAGATAAATTAAAGAACTTCTTTGGTATTCATTCACCATCTACTGTGATGAGAGATGAAGTGGGTAAATACATTTCATTAGGAATCGCTGAAGGTATAAGCAAGAATGCAAAATCAGTTACGGATCAAGTAACAAAGCTTGGTGAATCCGTTCTCACCACACTTAAAAAGGTAATGCCCGAAGATAAATTTAAAGCACAAGGCTCAAATCTAGTCAAAGAATTAACTTCAGGAATAAACTCAAAGATAACAAAGTTTAAAGAATCTATGAATACACTTACTGATTCTTATACTTCTGCATTAGATGAACTTAAATCAAGCCGTGAGGAGATGGCTAGCTCTTTACTAGACTGGGGGGATTTATACAAAAAAGATGAAAAAGAAAATATAATAATAAGTGCAAAAGATTTGCAGAAACAAACAAAGGATATCAATAAATATGAAAAAAATCTTGTTAAATTAAAATCAAGTATAAGTGAGGACTTGATTAATGAGATAACAAGTATGGGAGTTGATGAAGGATATGCATTTACACAAGCACTTCTCAAGTTGGATAACAAGCAACTGGAAGAATATGATAAGTCATTTCTTAAAAAGAAAAAAGCAAGTGAAAGAGTTGCAAATGCTTGGTACAAAAAAGATATTGACGATCTAAAATCCAACTATACAACAAAAGTATCTGGATTAATGTCTAACCTTGTTTCTGACATTACAAAATCCGGACAAGATGCTATAAATGGTTTTATGAAATCATTCAAAGGTACAGCAGTTGAGGATGCAATAAAAAAATTCTGTAATAATGTAACATCAACATTAAAAAAGAATTTTAAAATTGATGAAAGTATCAACATAGCTTCAAACCTTAAAAAGGCACAAGAAAAAGCCGAAAAAACACAACAAAAGAAAAATACAAAGAAAGAACTATCACAAGTAAAGGTATCACAAATAAATACATCTAATTCAGATCAGATGCACAGCGTTATACAAGATACTACAGGTTCACTTGCAAGAAGTTTAGCCGCTAGTTATTCATCAAGTATTGACTACGATCAAATTGGAGATGCTACCGCAAGTGGAATTAAAAAAGCTGGAATATCCGTAAACATCGACAGCAGGAAGGCGGGAAGATTACTTGGAACCGTAAATTCTTCCTCAATTATAGGAGGTTTTGCATAATGAAAAAAGATATGCTGTACTATGAAAATTCAAATGGGGAGCGTGTGTATTTCACTCGCCCTCCTTATAGGATGCTTTCTGGAACTGATTTATTTGATTATAAATGGTCATATGGACAAGCAAACGTAGGGATAAAGAACGTATATAAAGAGGCGGCGGAAAAAACCATAACAATAGTTGTTACAGGAAAAAATTATAACAACTATAGATATAATTGTGATAAATTATTCTCCATTTTTGAAAAAGACTCAATCAGTGGAAAATCTGGAAATATTGTATACAATGGTTATAGATTACCTTGCATATTTGTTGCAAAGAAAAATCCAGAAAAATTTATAACTAACTATCCATCAAAGATAGAATTTATTCTTGTCCCGGCATCAAATGGTACATGGCTAAAAGATATAAAAAAGGATTTTCAATCAAATGGAGCATCTAAGAGTGAATTTTTGGATTACCCACATGGATATCCATATGACTATTTATCCTATACCGGATATTCAGACATCCTCGAGATTGATACATTTTTAAAAGTATATCCTGTTATCACAATATCTGGAAAAGCGTCTAATCCTTTTGTTAGAATTGCAGATAAAACATACGGTGTAAATACAAATTTAGCCGAATCTGATACACTTATATTAGATTCGTACAATAAAAAATTTTATATAACATCCCCTTCTGGGAATACTATAAACGTGTTTGATAAAAGGATAAGCAATGAAATGTTAGATGGAATGATATTAACTGCCGGCACATATCAAGTGTATTGGGAGGGTGAATTTAATTTCTCAGTTGATTTAATTTGTGAGAGGAGTGAACCTTCATGGAGTTAATATACACAGACAAAAACATGAAAGATATAGGATCCATTAATAAGTTTAACATGGATTTTGACACAACAAACACAATGGATTATACATTAGCTGTAGATTCTGGGAATCAATCTATACTTGATGATGGGTTTGTGTATATACCGGGTACGGAATACGGTGGTATCATCGACAAAAAAACTCCATCTACAATAACTGGGAATACCGTATATTATGGAAGAAATTATCGTGGAATACTTAATTCCAAAATAGTTTATCCAGCAACAGGACAAGACTATAAATATCTGAATGGAGATATTTATGAAATTCTAACAAATTTAATATCAGAATTTAATCTTTCGTCTTATTTTATTTTAAACAAAGAATCTATTAGCGGTTATAAGGTGTCAAATTATAAAGTAGATAGATATTGCTCCTTATACTCGCTTATGGTTTCATTAGCAAAAAAATTTAATAAAAATTTATGGTTAAATTACGATATATCCTATAAAAAAATATTGATAACATTCAGATCGTCTATTGATTACTCAAAAAAAGAACTATATTGCGATGCAAAGTTGGATATGGAGGTTACTAAATCTTCAAGATTAACTACTCATCTATTATGTTTGGGATCTGGGCAATTAAAAGAGAGAATAGTAGCAGATATTTGGCTGAACGAGGATAAAAAGACATTTAACACAGATCATCAAGTGTTCTTCGGACTGGATGATTATACCCAAATTTATGAGAATGTCAATAGTAATTCAAAAGAGGACTTACTATCAGCTGGAATTTCCAAATTTGAAGAATTAATAAATGTGGATACCATATCAGTAACACTAGACTCGGAAGATAACTTAAAGATCGGAGATATAATTGGCGGTTATGAACCAATTACAAAAACATCTGCAACCAGCACTATATCAAATATCATAGTAAATATTGAAGATGGAATATCATCAATCAGCTATGAAACAAATTAATATTTATTATTTGATATTAGTGTGTTATAATTAAAATAAAAAGGAGTTAAATTATGGGAATTAAGATAGTAACCGGTATGACCGGAGAACCACATATCACATCAGACGATGATAGGGCATTAAATCTTGGAATATTTGGAAAAGATAGTTATGTACTGCCAGTAGGGGATATGCTAAAACTAGAAATGGTGGATGTGAATACCGCCAGAATTTCTTGCGGTGACATAGTTATGAAAGGATGTCATGCAAGAATACCTGCTGGGGATTATGAGGAACTACCTATAGACAATGGAACAAACGGTTACAATCGAATAGATTTAATTGTAGCTCAGTATGAAAGAAATGCCGGAGTAGAATCTGTCACATTACAAGTTATAAAGGGTACTCCTTCAACTGGAACGCCTGTTCAGCCAAATTACACAAGTGGATCAATCTACTGGGGTACAACAAAGGATTGTTTCCCATTGTATTCTATAACCTTGTCTGGGATAAATATAAGTGGCACAAATAAATTGTTCACTATCATAGACGCTCGACTATCAGATATCTATCCAAAGTCAGAAATTGATAAAATGAAAAATGCAACAGATGCTCATTTTAAATCATTAGAAACAGCCATTTCTACAGGTTATATGACTAAAACGAACACAAAAAAATACATCAAGAAAAATGTAATTGATGTTTATAATATAAATTTTAGCAAAAATTACAAAAATGTGATTAGCCTGACCAAGAAAAATTTAGATGCAATAATTTCAGATCAAGATACACAAACAATAAACGAGATGAAGAATCTAATGGAATCTGCTACAACTGTAGATGAAGTAAAAGCCGCTGTAGTTAGTATATTAAATATACTTGGTAATATCTCTGGAAATATAGACACCTCCAAGTATGATACTTATTCAACAAACTTCCCAGAAATGACAGAAATAGAGGTAGAATAAATATGAAAAAAGGAATTGATGTTTCAACATTTCAAAAAAATGTTGATTATGGAAAAGTAAAAAAAGATAATATATCATTTGTACTTATTAGATCATCATATGGAAAAGCAAATGAAGATGAACAGTTAAAGACACATATTCAAGGGTTCAATTCTGTTAATATTCCAATATTGGGATTATATCATTTCAGTTATGCCTTAACAGAAAAAGATGCAAGGAAAGAAGCTGACTTTGCTGTAAAATTAGCAAAGAAGTATAAGCTCCCAAAATCAACTTATATATTCTATGATTTTGAATACGACACTGTACGATACGCTTGTAAAAAAGGAGTAATACTTAGATCCACACAATGTATTGCCTTTACAAAAGCATTTTGTGAACGTGTCAAGAAGCTAGGCTATAATACAGGTGTTTACGCAAATCTTGACTACTGTCGGAATATGTATAACGATGATATTCGCTCAAAATACCCTTTGTGGCTTGCACAGTATAACAGTGACATTCCTAAGTACACCTGCATAGTTAAACAGTATTCATCAAAAGGAAAAGTAAAAGGAATATCTGGAAATGTAGATATGAATTTTGCTTATGGTAGTAACATCATCCTGGAAGCTGGAAAAAAGACAAATGAAGAAATTGCATTTGAAGTAACAGAAGGTAAATGGGGAAATGGAATAGACAGAAGGATAAAACTTACAGAATCAGGATACAGTTATACAGCCATACAAAAAGAGGTAAACTATATCATGGTTGCTAAGGATGTATGGAAAGGAAAATGGGGAAATGGGCTTACAAGAAAATCGAAATTAAAGAGAGCTGGATATGATTGGAGTAAAGTACAGTATTATGTTAGTAAGGTAAAGAAAAGAGGGATGTAAGGCATGGCGGAGTTTATTATAGCAGTAGTTACCTCGATAATTACATCGGTAATCACAGGTGGCTTGACTCTCATAGGAGTTATATACACAAACCGGAAACAGCATGATGTGACAGTGCAGGAAATCAAGACAGAGTTAGCCTTAATGCATCAGGAGATCGGACAGCTTGAACACAAGCAGGACATCCACAACCACGTTATAGAAAGAGTGTATCAGCTTGAAAAAGCTACAGAAGTATTAGACGAAAGGCAAAAGACAGCTAACAACAGAATAGATGATTTAGAGAAAGGAGTATGATATTATGTTTACAAAGAAATGGTTCAAAGCGGCAGGTGTAAGAGCTATTAAGACGATGGCACAAACCGCAGTAGGTGTCATTGGATCAAGTGTTGTAATAAGTGATGTTAATTGGCTTGTGGTAGTATCCGCATCTGTTGTGGCGAGTGTAACCTCAATTTTAACAAGCATTGCAACTGGGCTTCCAGAAGTTGAAAAGGGGGAATAGAAATGGAAGAAGATAATCAAAGTCTTGCAACCGAATTATTACATGAAGTAAAAGCTACTTCAAAAAGATGGTTTATTCTGTTTATTATAACCTTACTGATGTTATTTGGCACTAACATGGTATGGCTATATGCATGGAATTTACCAACAGAAGAAACAACTATTTCTAGTGATAACAACAGTAATGCTAATTATATCAACGGAGAAGGAGATATAACCAATGGCGGCGAAAATTAAAGTTATTAAAAGGAGTTCTCGTAGTAGACCTAGAAGTGGAAGGAGACCACCTAGGAGAAGAGTTAGGGGAAGAAGATGAAAATATCAGACTTCACATTACCCGAAATTGAATATTTCAGAGCGAATTGCAATTTTGTAAATTTAGAAATTGAAATATTTGAAGGAAGGACAAAAGGAATACCACTAGAAGAAATTGCTGAAAATTTGAATATATCTTATGATTATGCAAGACACATAAGCAGATGTGTAAACAAGAAAATTCTAAAAGTAATATAACACATTTAGAACACATTCACTACATTGTTGAATGTGTTCTTTTTTATTACAATTTATGTATAAAGAAAGAGGTGAACGAAATGAATATAATAAATATCATAAGTAAACCAGAATTAGAAGATATACCAATCATGTATATTTTGCGTGTAATAAATGCTATCCAATCCGACTACATACATTCTATAGACACACCTAAAAGGAGGGATGACTGATGTTTCCATCACAATTTCAAAATCCATACACAGCCCTATTAGGACAAAATCAGTATTATAACCAACAAAATTACCAACAAGAACAAGCCCAAAATCTTATTAGAGTAAATGGTATAGATGGAGCAAAAACTTATCAAATGCCTGCAAATTCTACAGTTGCTTTGTTTGATTCTAATGAAGATATTATGTATATTAAGACAACTGATGGAGCTGGATTTCCATCTATCCGAACTTTTAACTTTGTAGAAATAAAACAAAATGAAAAGTCAAGTACTAGTCAAGATTATATAAGTAGAAAAGAATTTGAAGAGTTTAAAAAGGAGTTGATGAACAATGGCAAGCAGTCTATTTCAAGATCAAAGTCAAATCTCACAACAGATAAATCCTCAAGTAATTAATCAAGCTAAGTCAATGATGAAGAACATGAATCAGCTTAGAGGGGTAATGGGAATGTTAAGCGGTAAGGGAATGAACCCGGAACAGGCAGTTCGTTCTATATGTAAGGAAAGAGGTATAGATGTAAATGCGTTTATGTCTCAATTAAAATAGGAATTTGCAAATTCAAATAAATTAAAAAATGAAAGGAGAATACTACTATGACAGATGGAGTATCTTTAGCAGACATTGCCGCAGTTACCGACAACAAAGATGGTATGTTCGGTGGAGAAGGCGGTGGAATGTGGATTTTCGCCCTTTTAATCCTGTTACTTATCGGTGGCGGTGGATTCTTTGGCGGAAACAGAAATGTAAACGGAGAGCCAGTTACAGAAGCAGGTCTTTGTAATGCCATGAATTTCAACAATCTTGAGAATGCAGTTGGTAGACTGAATGACAACCTTCAGCACGACTATCAGGGACTACAGAATGGAATCTGTAACTTAGGTTATGAAACACTGAGAAACTTCAACACAGTCCAGCAACAGGTTGCAGATTGTTGCTGTACAACACAGAGAGCCATTGATGGTGTTAATTATAATGGTGCGATCAATACCGCTGCTATCAATGCTAACACAACAGCTCAGACACAGAAGATCCTGGATGCTATGGCACAGAATAAGATCGATAGCTTGCAGGCTCAGGTCAATCAGCTTCAGCTTCAGTCGGCTATGTGCGGTGTAGTCAGATATCCAAATGCGACTACTTATACAAGCGGAATGAGTCCATTTTGGAATCAGTCTTGTTGCAACAACGGTTGTAACATTTAAGTCATTTAGACAAGGTTTAAAATGTTAGAGGAATGCCTTGTCCGGTATTCCTCTTTTTTATTAGAAAGGAGAATAAAATATGAGTTGTAAATCAGGAATATATGTGGTTAATACTACAACAGGAACATCAATAGGTATTGACGGTACTTATGTACCATCTACAATAATTAGAAGATATGGAAAGTATTGTCAGTTAGGTGGAAATGGTGTATCAATTGGAAATTGTCAAGGCGGTGCTGGTTATTATGATGTAGATGCTTCTGTATCTGTTGCCGCTACTGCCATAGGAAATGTGACTGCAACATTATACAAAGATGGAGCACCAGTTCAAGGTGCGTCAGCACTTGCAACAGCATCAGCAATAGGTGATATTGTAACACTCCCTATATCTGCACTTGTAAGATTGAATTGCGATTGTGACACAGCAAATCTCACAATAGTTATTGGAGGTCAGGCTGTAACTGCTCAAAATCTTGCATTTGTTGTTGAGAAAATTTAAGGAGTTGATTATAATGACAAAAATAAAGAAGTTAGCCGAGCACATTATGGAAGAAGTGGAAGGTGCTAAAGAATATGCCGAAAAGTATGTTGAATGCAAATCAAAAGGAGATATGCAATGGGCGAATCGGTATAAAGAAATGGCAAATGATGAATTAAAACACGCTGGATATCTTCATGATAAAGCTGTGAAGGATATCGAGGAAATTTCCAAAGTATTTACCCCGACAGAAGAAATGGAAGAAAAGTGGGAAAAATGTCATAAGAAATATGTAGAACAGACCGCCTGGATAAAACAGATGTTAGCAATGTAGGAGTGATTATATGACATTTCAGGAAAGTATTCCAATAGCAAAGGGTCTGGCGGAAAATGAATTGAAAAAGCACTTTGATGTTGATGCCTTTTTAATCTTGGCACTTGTAGATAAGATGAATATTGACCTTGTCCCGGAAAGTAATGTGGACGAAACGATAACCGATATTCAAGGTTTGTTTGTTTCTTACATGAGAAATAGAACAAAAGAAAATCTTGAAATTCTACTTTCCACTATCCGAAAAATGCTGTCTGAATTATATATGACTTGTGATTTAGAAGAAAAGGAAATATTCAAAAAGCATCTTGAAACATTGCAAAATATAACACAACCAAATATCATTTAATGGATAAGGGAGATTTATTTCTCCCTTATTTTTTATGTAAATTTTCAAAAAACACTTGCATTTTTCAGTTTTATGTATTACAATATAATTACATTAAAGGAAGGAGCCAAATAAAATGATACATTCAGTGACATTACAACAGGAAATCGAAAAATGGTGGAGAAAATTAGATAAAGTTATGACAGTTGCAGAAAGTTTAGATGATATAAAAATAGGAGATTGTACATTCAGACCTTGGGGAGATAAACATCATTACAATATGAAAACTAAATGTACATCAACTTATTTAAGAACTTTTCAAAGTACGGAACCAGTTGAAAACACAAAAGGAGAAATAGTATATCCAATATTAGATGTATATATTGATATCTGTGAGGGAAGAAAATATACATCTTATAAAAAAGTTAGATGTCATTGTTCTTGTTAAAAAGGAGGAAATAGATAATGATTAAAATACATATTGGAGAGCCAGACAAGCTCTCCAACAACATTTTAGTAAAAAAGAGTGCTTTTGTATCTTTTGATTATAACCCAGAAATTGTTTCCTTTATCAAGCAAATGGGAACAAGGGTTTATAACCCAAATACAAGAGCATGGGAAATTCCTATAAATAATATCATCTCTCTTTGCAACAAATTTGAGAGTGAAGAAATTCAAATATCTGGAATATATGAAGATTTGCATAAGCAAGAATTTGAAATTGATATTCCAAAGGATTTTGAATTTAAGACAAAACCGTTTGCACATCAGATTGACGGTGTAAGATTTGGATTAAATAAGAAAAAATTTCTCTTATGTGATGACCAAGGACTTGGAAAAACAAAACAGATTATAGACTTTGTTGGCTGTCTTGAAAAAACAGATAAGATCAATAAGGTACTTATTGTATGCGGGGTCAATTCACTAAAATATAATTGGCAATCAGAAATTAGTATCCATTCAGATGAAAAAGGATGGGTTCTTGGTACACGTTTTAGAAAGACAACAGGAAAAGCTTATGAGGGAAGTACAAAAGATAAACTTGAAGATTTAGATAATCTCCCAGATTGTCGCTATTTAATAACTAATATTGAGTCCTTAAGAGTAGGAGCTGAAAAGATTTCCAAAACAAAATATCATTTTCCTATAGCTGAGAAATTACAGGAACTTTGCAACAATGGAACAATTTCCATGATTGCATTTGACGAATGTCACAAGTCAAAAGACCCTACCTCATTACAGAGTCGTGCTATGCTTAAAGTAACAGCTAAGTATATGGTAGCTATGAGCGGAACCCCTTTGATGAATAATCCTCTTGATTTATATTTCCCTATTCACTGGTTAGGATATGAGTCACACAGCTTCTACCAGTTTAAACAGCATTATTGCACTTTAGGAGGATGGGGTGGTTCAGATGTTGTAGGTTATAAGAATTTAGAAGAGATTAGAGCTATGATGGATAACATTATGCTTAGAAGATTAAAGACAGAAGTTCTTGATTTACCGGAAAAGATTAGAAAGATTGAATATGTAGATATGACACCTAAACAGAATCAGATATATAAGGAAGTATATGCAGGTGTTATGAGTGACTTACAAAAGATTAAATTCTCAAACAACCCACTTTCTATGATGATTAGATTAAGACAGGCGACAGGATGGACAGGTATTATATCTAATACAGTTCAAGAATCTGCTAAAATGGAAAGAATGATTGAATTAGTGCAAGAGATTGTTGCAAGTGGACAGAAAGCTATCATTTTTAGCAACTGGGAAAGCATGACAGAAGTAGCAAGAGAGAAATTGAAAGCTTATAATCCAGCTTATATCACAGGTGCAACAAAAGCAGACGAAAGAATGAAAGAGGTTGAAAGATTTCAAACTAATGATAAATGCAAAGTAATTATAGGAACTATAGGAGCAATGGGAACAGGGCTTACATTAACCGCCGCACAGAATGTTATCTTTTTAGATTCACCTTGGAATATGGCATTAAAAGCACAGGCAGAAGATAGAGCACATAGAATTGGAACAAAGGGAACGGTTAATATAATTACACTTGTTTGCAAAAATACCATTGATGAACGTATAGAAGAATTAGTAGAAAAGAAAGGACAGATTGCAGATGCCCTTGTAGATGGTAAGGTAAGCATAGAAGATATTAACTATCTTCTTTCATAATTCATAATCCCACATCTTAATTGATGTGGGAATTTTTTTACATAAAATACATAAAAACACTTTACAAGTATGTTTTTATGTGTTACAATATAAACATAATAAAGAAAGGAGATAAATAAAAATGGAAAAAGGTTTAGCATATGAGGTGAAAGATTGGTTTGCAGATAAAGTAGCACAGGAGGTTAGTCATAACATTCATGGATGTAGAGTTTTTTCAATCATGAAAGAAACTGAAAAAGCTGTATATGCCATGTTAGATTTAGGAATTGATCATAGAAAATGTATGTGGGTTCCAAAGTCAGTTCTTGTAACATATGTTCCAGGAGAACAGGAAAATGGTATGTACAAAAGAGAGACAATCTTTGAAAGTGACTATGATACTTGCGTTGAGAAATTAAAAACTCTTTGGAGTTATTTTAAATAATTTTTTACATATGCAAAGGAGGTGATAATTAATTGGAAAAGTTTACAACCGCAAGAGTGGCACAGATTTTAGATATATCCACAAACACATTAAAAAGATGGTATAAATGGTATAATTCAGAAGATTATGAAAAACCACAAGATCTTAAATTGCCACAACCAGAGATAACATCAACCGGAACAATGCTTTTTACAATGTCACAGGTGCAGGCATTACATCAATTTCAGATTGATTTACGTTCAAAGTATCGAGGTATTATGGCAGAATTTAACGCAACCTATCAATGGGGGCAACGCGGAACAAAGATTTTAAATGTTGGGAAGCAATATAAGAAAAAGGAGGAAAATAATGAGTAGAAGAAATGTATTTAATCTATCAACCGCTATTGATAAGTACAAAGAATCAAAAGATACCGAGAATGCGTTGAAAAAAGCAAATGATGAGCTTAATGCAACCATTAAGAGTTATATGTATGAGCATGATATGGAATCCGCAAATTCAGAAAAATATGTGGCTACATTATCATGCACTAGAAAAGAAAGTCTTAATGAGGAGTTAGCTATTGAAATTATCAAAGAAAATCTCGAAGGTGCTTTGTTAGCATCTGTTATTAAACAAAAAGAATACATTGATGAAAATGCACTTGAAAAGCTTGTTTATAATGGTGATTTTGATATTAACAAATTGGCAAAAGCTAAAATCGTAAAACCGGTATATACACTGAGAGTAAATAAAAGGAAGGATGATTAAAATGGAATCATACAATGAAAATTGCATTGAATGGATTTCTGGTCAACATAGTATCACCTGTACATTCTCTCAGTTAAAATGGGTGAATAAAGTTAAACAGTTGCAGAAGAAACATCCTGACAAGGTTAAGATAGTAGCAGAAAATAAAGATGGAAGTATTGTTGCAAAAATGCCAATTAAGGCATTAAAGCTTTCTATAATTGAAAGAGAGTTAAGTGAGGAACAAAGACAAGAAATGTCACACAGACTTAAACAAAGAATATATAAGGAGGACTAACTATGAAAAAATGTAAATGGGCTGGAGATGTAAATGATGAATATTGTAAGGGATGCGATGGAATCAACATGATAGTTGATGATAAGAGTGTACCTTGTACAGAATGTGCAGGCTATGAGGCTGGTGGGGAAGAAGTAGAGGAAATTACAAACAACAATTTTATGTCTGAACCGGAAGAGGAACTTCCATTTGAAGAAGAAAAGAAAACAGTTAAAGATAAAGCAAAAAATACGCAAAAATCAACGGAAACCAAAAAGAGTAACAACAATACTAAGAATAAAGAAAAAGCCGAAAATGGCGTAAAAAATGCTTCAACGTCTGTTAAAAAAGAAGTAACAAAAGTGAGTGAAGAAAAGAAATCTATTGAAACCACTAAAAATGTGGATGAAGGTATTAAGGTTACTTCACTTCGATACACTTCCGGAGCTACAATCAAGAAAGGTGATAACTACTTCAAATTTATTGCAGAAGAGGAATGGGATGTATCCGGAATTGAAGATGTACAGGAAGCTAGAGAAAAGCTTTGGGCTAAACTAAATTCTGAAGTAGATTCTCAGATTGAAGAATTAAACAATATGAATTAAAAATATCTGTTGTAATTTTAATTAGGTTGTGTTATAATATTATTACAGTTTGTAATGAACTGACAATATTATATAGTTGATATTAGGTTGGCGGACTTAATATCTGCAAAACTTAATATCAACCATAAAATAATAAGTTATACATTTTGAACCGCCATTCAATTTGTATAACTTATTTTATTTTAAAAAGGAGACTTGTATATGTCAGTTATAAGAGTGGAAAAAACAAAAAATTATACAGTTATGAGCAACTATCATTTTAAAGAAAAAGCTATGTCTTTAAAAGCTAAAGGATTATTATCCCTGATGTTATCATTGCCGGATAATTGGAATTATTCAGTTGCAGGATTAGTTGCAATATGCAAAGAAAATGAAACGGCTATAAAGTCAACATTAAAAGAGTTGCAAGAGTTTGGGTATGTTAGCATTGAAAAAATAATGCCAGATAAAACAGAATCTGGTCGAATTGAATATATTTATAATATTTTTGAAAAACCAAAACAAGAGGGTAAAAAACAAGGTGTAGAAAATCTAACCCTAGAAATTCAACGTGTAGAAAATCAAGTACAATTAAATACTAATAAAATAAATACTAAAGAAAAGAAAAAAAATAATACAAAAAAAGATTTTTCAAACCTTGTTATAGAAATTTGTCTAAAGAATGATATAGAAGATGATAAGAGTATAGAACTTATAGAGAATTTTTTAAATGAAATGAAAATAAAAACAAAAGGAAGTATTGAGGCTAATATAGCAAAAATAGCAGGTAAATCAAGAGAAGTTATAGAGAAGTGTATCAAGACAAGTTATGAAAGAAACTATAAGTATATAACACCTCCGGAATGGCTACAGAACAAGAACACGTCATATAATGGAACTGGTAAATGTTCAAAAGAACTAGCTTGGAGAACACATGAAGAAATGGAAGAAGCAGAAAAAGAAAGACAAGAATTTTTTGAAAAAGTAAGAAACAATGATCCATCAATACATCATTTTTAAAGGAGGTATATAAAATGGCATATACGGCTGGATATAAAAAGAAAGATGAACAGTATTTAAAAGATTTGGTTCTTTTATCTATACCGGATAGACCTTGTAATATATCATCTCGTAAAATAGCCCAGAATACAGGTATTAAAGATCGGGATGTTCGCTACATAGTGCAGAAATTAAGAGACGATGGATATCCAATATGTGCAACTCCAGACAAGGGATATTGGTCGGCACAAGCCAGTTGGGAATTGAACGAAACAATTAATAAATTAAAATCCCATATTGATAATTGTTCTGCAACTTATCATTCATTATTAGAGTGTAGGGAAAGAATGAAAGAAAAGGAGAATATCAGTGACGATAAATGATTGTTGGTACAAAAGAATTTGTACTGAAAAATGCACAGAAAACTGTATACGCTATAAACTGATGTATTCATTATTCAAGCAATCTAATCTCCCAGAAGCTTTGTGGAATTACAAATCTTTGACGTGTAAGGATAAAGACTATCAAGCTTTTAAAGAACTACAAGCAAAATCAGACTCAATTTTGAATTTTATTGGAGCAGGTAATAACTTATACATCTATTCAGAAAACTGCGGAAATGGCAAGACAACATGGACTATTAGATTGATGTATTCATACTTTGATAAGATATGGCATAAGTCTTGTTTTGAATGCAAAGCATTGTTTGTAAGCGTTCCTAAATTTTTATATAATTGTAAGCGTTCAATTTCACAGGATGTAAAAGGCTTTGAAGAGTTGTGCAATCTTATAAGTGAGGTTGATCTTGTTATATGGGATGATATCGGAGAAATGAAAGCAAGTGACTATGAGCATCAGATATTATTCCAGTACATTGATGATAGAATCAATTCAAAGAAAAGCAATATCTACACAAGTAATAAGAACAAAGAACAGCTTGAAGATGTGCTGGGCGTAAGACTTGCAAGCAGGATTTATAATTGTTCTGAGTGTATAGAATTTGTAGAAGAAGATAAGCGAGGTAAATACTGATGAGATTTATTCATAGATTTAAGACTTGGAATGTGTGGAGAAAAAATAGTGAAGATCATGTATTCACAAAAATTCTTGTATTATTCAATATAATACACGCCCCAACTTTTGAAATATTTGAAAGAGATTGTGGGGTGGATTGATGGTAGAATTACAGATAATTAATAAAATTCTAAAGGACAAAAATACTTCTCTTTTAGATTTGAACGACATCACAAGAGACTATTTCAATCAGTATCAAGAAGAATATGACTACATTATGGAACATAAGAACGAATATGGAAATGTACCGGATTTGGAAACATTTATAGCAAAGTTTCAAGACTTTGATGTAGTCAATGTATCTGAAAGCACAGAATATCTTGTAAATACATTTAGAGAAGAATATTTGTATTCTCAGTCGGTTCCAGTTCTTACAAAGATGGCAGAACTATTACAGACGGATGCATATTCTGCAGTTGATTATCTTAAATCAAAATTGCCAGAATTAAAGATTGATGGAGCAGTAAAAGGAACGGATATTATTTCACAAGCAAAAGAAAGATTGGAAGAGTGGAAAGAAACAAAAGACAATCAAGATACACATTTCATAGCAAGTGGTTTTGAGGAGATAGATACAGACCTAGGTGGTTGGCATAAAGGTGAGGAACTTGTAGTTTTATTCGCAAGAACCGGGCAAGGAAAATCTTGGGTGCTTATAAAGATGTTAGAACACGCATGGAAAGTATACCATGCAAGAGTAGGACTTTTAGAACCTGAAATGTCAGCAAGTAAAACAGGATATAGATTCGATACAGTACATCAACATATATCTTCACAAGCATTATATCGTGGGGAAGATGTGCAAGGTTATGAGAAATATATAAATAAGTTAGCTGATAATGGAACACCATTTTATGTTGCACATCCACGAGATTTTCAAAAGAAAGTAACAGTATCAAAGCTAAAAAGCTGGTGCGAAAGCAACAAATTGGATATGCTCGCAATAGACGGTATCTCTTATTTGCATGATGAACGAGGAAAAAGAGGCGATAATAAGACAACACAGTTGACGAACATCTCCGAAGATTTAATGCAATTGAGCATTGACTTAAAAATCCCAGTGCTAGTAGTTGTTCAGTCAAACAGAGAAGGAACAATAAATGAAGATTTACAGCTTGAAAACATAAGGGATTCCGATGGAATTGCTTATAACGCTTCAATCGTTCTTTCAATTCAACAAAAAGAAGAAGGCTTGCAAATACAAGATGTAAAGGCAAGAAATTCAAAAGTAGGAATAAAATGGGTTTATGCGTGGGACACAGATAGAGGAACATTTGACTATATCCCACAACCTGCAAAAGGAAAGGATGATGAAGAAAAAAGCGAAGATTTAAGACGTAGATATCATGATAGAGAGGAAGATGAATATTAAATGATATTTGTAATTGATAATTTAAAATACGATACAGATAAAATGGAACTGATTTCTGAAAACTGCCAATACGTTTACACTTGGGTATTCACATTAACAAATACAAAAATGAGTAGCTATGGAAAAGATGTTAAACTGTGGAGAAGCAAAAAAGGAAATTGGTTATTAACATATCGTACAGATTATGGTTCAAAAGGAGTCAAACTACTTGAAAAGGATGTTAAAAAGCTGTTGTTAGATTATGATTTGTCAAAGTACGAAGAACTGTTTGGAGAGCTTGAGGAGGCATAAACTTTGATAAAACTACAAGATACAATTATACAAACTGATACTCAATCTGTCCTGGATATGCTTAAATTTGACCTAGCCCAACATGGAATAGACAGATTTCATATATTTAGAAATAATGGAGAAAATATCCAAACCAACTGTCCTTTCCACAAGAACGGACAAGAACGCAAGCCGTCCTTCGGAGTAAATGGTGAGATTGATAAATGTCATTGCTTTGCCTGCGGATGGAGTGGTACTATTGAAGAAATGGTATCAGAGTTATTTGGATATGTAGATGAAGGTAAGTTTGGAAAAAGATGGCTTATAAAAAGATTCAATACAGTTGAAATTGAAACAAGACCAAATATAATGGAGGGATTTAATGCAAGGAAAATCAATTTATCCAGAGGAATTTATAGAAGCACTAAAACAACATCAAAAGGAAAATCCGGAGAAATGGGAGAAGTTGCACAAGGAAATGGAGATGAAAAGAGCGGAGTCTTGGAAGAAAGAGATAAAACAGTCCTTACTGAAATTACAGAAGAAGAATTAGATAAATATAGATATATTCATCCTTATATGTATGAAAGAGGATTGACTGATGAAATTATAGAAAGGTTTGATATAGGATATGACAGAGAACGAAAAGAAATTACTTTCCCAGTTAGAGACATTGAAGGAAGATGTGTATTTGTTGCAGGAAGAAGCGTCAAAAGCAAATTTTTCCGCTTGCCAAAAGGAATGGATAAACCAGTATATCAAGCATATAAATTTACAACTGGCAAATATAAAGAGTGCTATTTGGTAGAATCATTCTTGAATTGTTTAACTTGCTGGAAATATGGGAAGCCTGCTATGGCTATGATAGGCACCGGAAATAGAAAGCAATATGAAATATTGAATAAATTACCTGTCAGGGAATATATTCTTGCATTTGACCCAGACGAAGCAGGAAGAAAAGCAACAGAAAGATTTAGAAAGAACGTACATGGAAAGATTATAAAAGAACTTGTATATCCAGATAATCGTGATATAAATGATTTGCAAGAAGAATTTTTAAATTGCAAAATTATTTTTTAAAAATTTTCAAAAATCACTTGCATTTTACCTTTTTATGTGTTACAATATATACATAATAAAAAAAATAAGTAATACATAGAAAGGTACAGGTGATTGATATGAGAGGTAATCCTGGACAGATTGGAAATAATTTTGTTGGAATGATTGTAAAGAAAGGAAATAAATTATATGAAGTTGTAAGTGAGAACGGACAACCGTATGAGACAGCTTTCACCCTTAGAAATATTGAAAACAATGAACTTATAAAATGTGGAAGGAATAAATTTACAATACCAAGAAAATAACAACTTGTGAAGCGATAACACATATAAACACTAAACTAATATGGGATAGTATGCAAATTGGAAAGCGGGCCATATTATTGGACTGACACTAATTCGAATGAGAAGTTGTTTAATTCTAGATAATAACAATTAGGCTCTAGTGTGTGAGGGTTCGAATCCCTTCTATCCCAAGCGAGGTATGACGGACTACCTTATATCCAAGTAATTAGTAAGAACAGTAAATGAACCTAGGATAGTCTACTTAGTATGAAAATTATAGCTCCGATCGTAATCTATATTAGAGAAATTATGAAATCAAAGCATTCGAGAAGAATGCAAACTCGACATTATGAAGAAATCTTAAACGTGATAAAAACGGCTTCTAAAGGTATACCAACAAACACCATCTATAATGTGAAGGATGGCATAAATGTTGCTTTGATTGCAATTTCATAAAAGTACCTAATATAGATTATATCATAGCCCTATCGTCAAAAGGTAAGGCACAGGAATTTGACTCCTGTATTTGTTGGTTCGAATCCAACTAGGGCTGTTAATGGTGTGGATAGCACCTAAGGTTGATTCCGAATCCGTTATGCTATCATAACTCACGCCATTTAAGGACATATAGTTCAATGGTTAGAGCAACCGCCTCATAAGCGGTAAGTTGTAGGTTCAAGTCCTACTATGTCCATAATCCTGGCAGACAAAAAGATAAAAGCAACACTACGGAAAAATGGGTTGATTGGGATATGACAGAAATAATGCTGGGAATACTGTCAAATGGAAAAGTTAGTATAAATGGCAAGTGCATGTATCAGCTGGCAAGGCAGAGGTTCGATTCCTCTACTTTTCCATTAAGGAAGATTAGTTCAGCGGGCGAGAATATCCGGCTAATAACCGGAAAGCCGTAGGTTTGAATCCTACATCTTCCACTCGTAGAATATACCTTCTACTAAAAGTCAACTTGTTTATTCTTTTCTTAATGACTCAAAATTAAAGAAAAAGGACGTTATGAATGCAAAGCCGGTTTTTCGATAAAATCCTTAGAAGTTGGAAGATAGATAGTATATGTTAATGGGTCTATCATGGTCGTTCTGTGGTTGTTCGATCAAAAACTAAAACAACTAACACCAATAAGAAAGGAAAAAGAAAGTATGGGAAGAATCAACTATGACGATGTAGACAAGTACGGTAACAATTTAGACACTGAGTTTTTAAAGCTTGAAAATGATGGAGATTGTGCAACAGTGCAGTTACTTGTACATGATATGGAAGATGTTGATATATTCAACTGCCATGAAGTGCAGGTGGGAACGTATGACAACGGAAATCCTAAACTCCGTCCGGTGTCATGTTTAAGAAATTACGATGACCCATTGGATGTATGCCCATTCTGTCAGGCAGGACTTAAAACAAAAGTCATTATGATGTTATCAATGGTTGACCAACAGGATGGCAAGATTAAGATTTGGAATCGTGGAAAGACATTTATTCCAAAGATTAAGAATTTTATAAATCGTTGGGGAGACATGACAGAGCGACCAGTAGACATTATCAGAAATGGTAAAAAAGGAGATAAGAAAACAACTTATGATATACAGTTATCACCGGAAGAGCCAATTGATATTTCACAATACGAAAAGCCTGAGTTTTTAGGTGGGTATATCATGGACAAGACAGCTGATGAAATGCAGGAATATCTTGATACAGGTTCATTTCCTGATACAGATAATAATGATAGCAATCCGGAAGATAATACACAGGTAAGACGCAGGAACACTGAACCTCTTCCATCAAGGAGAGGAGCAAGTAGAGCAACAAGCAGAAGGGCAGGTATGTAATATGGCAACAAAGAATAAGCATAGAGAAAGAAGTCATAGAAGTTTCAAAAATAAAGACATTTATAAACAGTTTGTAAGAGGAGTTCATATATTACCTCCTACATTTCTTTCACTATTTAGATAGGAGGATTATATGGCATTATCATTTGCAAGACCAAAAACAAATGATAAGAATATAATCAAAAAATCCAAAACAGTAACAAATAGAACAAGTATTAGGAGCGGCGGAAATAATCTTGCCGCTCAAATACAATCTATAGTCGCTATTGCTAATCAGAAATTGGCAGTACATAAGGATGATTATATTCTTATTAGAACGGAACAGGAATTGATTGAGTATGAACAGTCAATTATAAAAAATGGTGTATGTGCATTAGACACAGAAACAACAGGATTAAATCCATTATTAGTTGATTTGGTAGGTATATGTTTATATACTCCGGGGCAAAAATCGGCATATATACCATTAGGGCATAAGTCTTATATAACAGGAGCAAAGACTAAAGACCAGTTAGATAAAAATATTATCATTGATTTTTTTAGAAGATTATTAAAGAGAAAAATCAAGTGGATAATGCACAATGCGAAGTATGATATTCGTGTTATTCGGCATTGTTTAGGTTTAGATATTCCTTGCTACTGGGATACAATGCTAGCGGCATACTGTATGGATGAAGAAGAAAGTCACAGATTGAAAGATTTACATCTTAAATATTGCAATAGCAAAGATACAGAATCTTTAACATTTGACGCATTATTCAAGGGGATAACATTCGATTATATACCTATATTGACTGCTTATTTATATGCGGCAGGTGATGCGGTAAAAACATATGAATTATATGATTATCAAAAGACACTTTTGAACAGAAGAGTTCTTTCCGGTCCATACAATGTATTTTGGAATATTGAAATGCCACTCATTCCAGTTGTGGCAGATATGGAAGATAGAGGAGTTTGCTTGGATTTTGATGTTTGTAAGAATCTGCATGAAAAATATCATAAAATAAGAGAAGAAAGACAGAAGCAGGCAGATGAAGCTTTGGCAATGTATAAGAATGAAATTGATAATTATAGAATGAGTTCAACTTATTCTAATACTTACCCAGATGGTTCAACTGAATATTCAAATTCACAGACAAGTAAGGGTAAAAAATATGGTCATACAAAAGTATCTAGTAATGCTAGTAAACTATCTGATCCTATATCATTATCAAGCCCAACTCAGCTTGCAATATTGTTTTATGACATCTTAGGATTAGAAAGTCCAGACAAAAAAGCACCTAGAGGAACAGGTGAAGATATTCTAAAACACTTTGCACAAGGGAAAGAAAAGAATCTATGTGAAGCTATTTTAGGAATGAGAAATGTGGAAAAGTTGTTGGGAACTTACATTGATAAAATGCCGGAAATTGCATTAGAAGATGGAAGAGTTCATGCAAGCTATAATCAGTATGGAGCAAAGACAGGACGATTCAGTTCACAGGATCCAAACCTTCAGAATATCCCTTCACACAACAAAGAAATACGTCATATGTTCAAAGCACAAGATGGGTATGTACTTATAGGGTCGGATTTCAGTCAGCAGGAGCCAATGGTAACAGCTCATTTATCTAACGACAAAAAAATGCAGGAAGCATTTATAAATGGTAAGGATATTTATGCGACAATCGCCGCACTTGCATTTCATAAATCTTATGAAGAGTGTAAAGAGTTTAGAGAAGATGGAACAGTAAATCCGGCTGGAAAAGAAAGAAGAACACAAGCTAAGAGCATAGTTCTTGGAATTTTGTATGGAAGACAAATTCCTTCAATTGCAGAACAGCTAGGAGTTTCAACAAAGGAAGCACAAGCCATATATGATAAGGTTATAGCTTCATTCCCTGCACTCGGTCAATTCATCGAAGATTCCCAAGAAATGGCAAGAATTGAAGGATATGTAACCACCGCATGGGGTAGACGTAGACATTTACATGATATGCAGTTAGAACGATATGAATTTTCTTATAGTGGAAAAGTAACTAATTTTGACCCGCTGGCATTTGGAAGTGAAGTATCAACAGAAGTTCCTAAGAAAGTAAAAGACACTTACATCAAACAACTTGATAAAGCGTTTGGCTGGAAGAAGAAAAATGATATAATTCAAAAAGCATTAGCTGAAGGAATTAAGATCAAGGATAATGGTGGATTTATAGCACAGGCAGAAAGACAATGTGTTAATGCAAGAGTACAAGGTTCAGCCGCAGATATAACAAAGCTCGCTATGATTGCAATAAACAATGATGAAAGAATGAAAGAACTTGATTTCCATTTGCTGATACAGGTACATGATGAGGTAATAGGCGAATGTCCTATTGAAAATGCAAAGGAAGCAGGAGAAAGACTTTCATATCTTATGAGAACTGCACCTAGTCATTTGATTAAACTTCCATTCAAGTGTGATGTAGATTTCACTAAGAATTGGTACGGGGAAGAAGTTGAAATAAATTAAGAAAATTTGAAATTTTCTATTGAAATCTTCATTTTTATGTGTTACAATATAATAGAAGTTAATAGATAAGCAAAAATATAAAGGAGGTAACGTAATATGTTCATGGTATCAAGTGTTTCTTATTTCGATTTTATACACAGATACAAAGATGCACCTAAGGAGGTGAATTATTTAGCTAATTTGCATCGTCATTTGCTCAATATTGAAACGACTGTAGAAGTATTTAATACAGACCGAGAAATAGAGTTTTATATGATGAAGGATAAAATTGACGATGCGCTGAAGAAACATAAATTTGACGAAAATGCTAGTTGTGAAGATGTCTGTGTATTTGTTATGGATGTCGTAACCGAATCTTATGGTGTTCATAGATACCGCAAGGTTAAGGTGCAAGAAGATAATAACGGATTTGCAACATTGATAAAGGAGGCTAACGAAGAATGAGAATATGGGTAGGAAAGGAACAGGAGGGACGTTATAAAGGTATTTATACGATGTTCGTCGAAAGTAACAAGATAAATATGTGTACTTTAAGAATTATAATAGATACCCTCAAAGATTATCCTACAATTAGTGCACTATACTTCGGTGCCGGCAGAAAAAATGTGCGCACCATATCTAAAGATTGTATTGATATGTTAAAAGACTTAAGAAAGAAATATATATTATCAATAGAATTTGATAAATATGGCACTGATGCACCAAATTTATTTGAATTTGATAATAATATATTTAGAACGATGTGTGAGCCCTTAAATTACAATAATGTATCTATAAAGATCGATACGAATAAAGACGTGTTTTCTCAATCTATTGAATGCATGTTCAAGACCAATTTAAAGGAGTTGGATGATTTCAGATTTGTTGGAACCGATAAACTTGTATATAAAAGTATTAAGGAGGAAGATTGATATGTTATACTATTTACCGTTGGAGCCATATATTGAAAGATATACTTATTTAATGTCTGCTAAAGACGGATGGGCAGAGGAAAATTTCAAAAGATATAATGTACCTTTCGTAAGAGTGGATGGAAAGAGCTTAGGAAATACAATCAAAACTGGTGTTGTATTAGATGCTTGTGGCAGAAGTTATTATGCGCTGTCTCAAATTCAGCAACTTATAAATTTAATAAATGATGGAAAGGTTAAAGATAATGATGTAATATATGTGGAAGATTTTTGGCACCCTGGCATTGAAAGTTTATTTTATATTAGACATCTTTGTGGAATCAATTTCAAAATAGGAACCTTTATTCATGCACAGTCAGTAGATGACACAGATTTTTCTTATGCTATGAGATATTGGATGCGCCCTATTGAAACAGGTTTTGGAAGACAATATGATTTCATATTTACATGCTCTGATATTCTTAGAAATTTGTGTCTAGACTCTGGTATTACAACACCTGAAAGAATACACACAGTAGGACTTCCTTATAACTCTGCTGTACTTCTTAAACAGATAGAAGACATGGGATTCGTTGGAATGAATTGTAAGAAAGAGGACTATGTATTGTTTTCCTCTAGATTTGATGATGAGAAGGACCCAATGTTTTTCTTAGATTTGGTAGAAGCTTGTCCAAATGTAGAATTTCGCCTTGTAAACCCAAGAAAGGACAGACCTATAACTTCTAATAAGAAAGTTATAGACAGGCTGAATAACACATTAAAGACTTGTTCAAATTTTAAGATTATTGAGACTTATGATAAGATTTCTTATTATAATGCACTTGCAAAAGCAAAGATAGTATTTAATTGTGCTAATCAGGATTGGGTGAGCTGGACATTATTGGAGGCGGTTACGTTCAAGTGTTTACCTTTATATCCTGTATGGAAAGATTTTCCTTTAGAACTTAATTATGATAATAGATTTCTATATCAGAAAAGAAATCTTAATGATTGTATAGCTAAATTAACAAAATTGTTAAAAACTGATTTCAACGATGTATCTGTAGATTTAGATTGCATAATCAATAAACATGATGCTAGTTGGAAGAAATTTTTACAGATAATGGGGGAAATTAACTGATGTCTTTTAACTTATATTTTGCAGGACAGCAAGCTAAAGAAGTTGACCAGTATATTATCAAGAAAAAATGTTGTAGATTATTTTCTCAATCTAATGAACGTAAAGGAATACTAGAGTATTGTTCTTTGTGTAGAAAGAGTAGACCTAAACTGCTTGTAGATAGTGGAGCATTTTCAGTAGCACATTCAGGTAAATCTGTAGATATCGACCAATATATAGATTTTATAAATGAAAACGATGACGGGGTAACCGCTTGGGTTGAGTTGGATTCTATTCCGTTTCCTGTTTTAAATTCTACGACAGCGAAGAAGTGCTCTGAAGAGTCCTGGCAGTCTTATCTTTATATGTTATCAAAAGTTAAAAGTCCGGAAAAACTTATTCCGATTTATCATTTTGGTGAACCTAAAGAAAATCTAAGAAGAATACTCAATACAGAACACGAAATACTTGATTGGAAACCTGCTCCTTATATTGGAGTAGGTGGACGTCACGGCGTTTCTACTCAAGAACAACTACATTATTTCGACGATGTATTTAAGATTGTTAAAGCAAGTAAAAATCCAAATGTTAAGATTCATGCATTTGGAATGACTGTATTAACATTATTAGAACAGTTTCCTTTTTATAGCGCAGACTCGACAACATGGCTCCAACTAGGCATCAATGGAAATATAATAACAGAACATGGAATATTCGTCGTTAGTGATAGAAATAAAACATCAAATAATATTCTAAATCAACATGATAAATGCAGAAAAATAGTTGAAAAAGATATAGGTAAATTTGGTTATACATTGGAAGAAGTAAGCACTGATTACAAGAAAAGACTTATGTGCAACATAGATTTCTTTCAGGACTGGGCAGATAATTATAAATATAAGCCATTAAGCGTTCGTAGAAGACGCCTAATATAATTAAAAGGAGGATTAAAAAATATGTATTATGTATCAAAAAGAATGGAAATAGCAGGAGCCCATCAGTTAAAGTTACCTTATGATAGTAAGTGTGAGAAACTACATGGGCATAATTGGATAATTACTGTTTATTGTAAATCAGACAAGCTCACTGATTATGGGATGATTGTAGATTTTACAAAGATCAAGAAAGAGATACATGACAAGCTAGATCATTCTTGTATAAATGATGTTGTGTACCCGCTCAATCCCACCGCCGAGAACATGGCAAGATGGATATGTAAAAGAGTTTCAGATATTTGTGAAGTTGGAGTGTGTTATAAGGTAGAAGTACAAGAAAGCGAAGGAAATATTGCTACCTATGTGGAGGATTAAATATGAAAGTAGTAGAAATATTTAAAAGTATTGACGGTGAGGGTAAGCGGGCAGGCTTACCTACCACATTCATAAGATTATTTGGGTGCAATTTGAATTGCTCTTATTGTGATACAAGATATGGTTGTGAAGGAGAAGGATATTCAATCATGAGTATTCTACAGATTGTCAGTGCAGTGGAAAGATGTGGTATTCATTCAGTGACAATAACTGGCGGAGAACCTCTTGTACACCCAGGCATTGATAAACTTGTTCATATATTATTAGAAAAAGGTTATTGGGTAAATATTGAGACTAATGGCTCGCAGTACATTGGAAAATTTCCATCAAGCCCTCTTTTATTCTTTACAATGGACTATAAATGCCCGTCGAGTGGCATGGAAAATCATATGGATTGTCGTAACTTTGAATTACTATTCAAAAATGATGTGCTTAAATTTGTTGTAGGTAGTCAGGAAGATTTGAATAAAGCGTTACAGGTTATTGAGAAATATAATCCGCAGGCACAGATATATTTTAGCCCAGTATTTGGTGAAATTGAACCTTCCGAAATTGTTGATTTCATTTTAGATAAGAAATTGGATAATTGTAAGGTACAGTTGCAAATGCATAAGATAATTTGGGAACCAAATAAGAGAGGAGTATAAAATGATAGATAAGAAAAGAATTGAAAATGCAGTAAAAGAAATCTTAATTGCTTTAGGAGATAATCCAGATAGACCAGGACTTGTAGATACACCTCATAGAGTAGCTAAGATGTATGAAGAAGTATTTGAAGGAATGAATTACACGAACGAGGAGATTGCAGAAAAATTCTGTAAATGTTTTGATACAAATAATAATGATCTTGTTGTTGTAAAGGATATTCCAATCTTCAGTTATTGTGAACATCATTTAGCTTTGATGTATAATATGAGTGTGTCTATTGCGTATATCCCAAATGGAAAGGTATTAGGACTGAGTAAGTTCGCTCGAATTGCGGATATGGTTGGAAAGCGTTTACAGCTTCAGGAAAGAATAGGTTCCGATATAGCGGATATTATCCAGCTGGCTACAGATTCTCAGGATGTGCTTGTTCTTGTTGAGGGGGAGCATAGTTGTATGACAGCAAGAGGTATTAAGAGTCGAGGAGCTAAAACAAGAACCGCGACAATTCGTGGATTATTTGAGTCTAATGTAGAGCTTCGTAAAGAAGCATACTCTTTAATGAGTTTGAAATAAAGGAGGATTAAAAAATGAAAGTAGTAACAAGCAGAATGAAAGAAGCAGTAAATAAGGCAATTAAGGGAGCCGGATTTAATAATCTTATTCCTATTACATCAATGATAGGTATTAAATTATCAGATGGAAAATTGAGATTGCTTACAACAGATATGACTAATACATTATGTATTATCATTGACAAAGTAGCTGGGGATGATATGGACATCACAGTAGATGCCGATAAGTTTGGAAAGCTGATTGCAAAGACAACTTCGGAAGATATTGACTTGTCTGTAAAGGATGATGTTCTTTTTGTAAAAGCAAACGGAACTTATAAGATACCATTGATTTCAGACGAGGAAGGACTTATCTCATTCCCAGATATTAAGCCAATGGACGATAAAAATGTACAGTGTTCAACCAAACTTTCAAGTGTTATGCAGGCTTATAATATCAATAAGTCAGCTCTTGCAAAAACATTAGAAAATCCTGCATTGACCGGTTACTATTGTGGAGATACTGTTATCACAACTGATGCAAATGTAATCACATTCAATGGCTTTAAGATGTTTGATAATGACGAACCTATTCTTATTTCTGCCCAGCAGATGCAGTTATTGACACTGAATACAAAGGAAGATATTGAAGTATATATCGGAAAAACAGGTATTCAGTTCGTAACAGAAGATGTGGTTATTGATGGGGCATTGATGGAAGGAATTGAAGATTTCCCTGCAAATGAAGTAAACGCATATCTTGATGAAGCATTTACGTCTTCTTGTAAAGTACCAAAGGACTTACTTCTTTCCGTGCTTGATCGTCTTGCATTATTCATTGAACCATATGACAAGAATGGAGCATATTTCACATTTGGAAGAAAGGGAATCAATATTCACAGTAAAAAGGACGCATCTACAGAAACCATCAACTATGTGGAAAGTAAGGACTTTGCTCCGTTTGTATGTTGTGTAGATATTCCAATGTTAAAGGAGCAGTTGCAGGCTAATCCGGATGATACAGTGAAGATCTGTTACGGAAATGAAAATGCATTGAAGATTGAGAGTGGAAAAGTAACACAGGTTATAGCTCTACTTGAAGATGAAGAACTTGACAATATGACAGAATAATTATATAATATAAAAGTGTTGATTCCATTGGCATTGGACGATTAATATTATTAGATGGTTAGTTTTTAACTAACCATCTTTTTTAGTTTATTTTAAAAAATCACTTGCATTTTATTTTTTTATGTGTTACAATATATACAAGTTAAGAGATAAACAAAAAGGAGGATACATAGTATGAAAAGAGCAAATACAGTGCAGGAAAGAAGACAGGAATGGAAAGATAAATATTTTAATAAATATTCAAATGATGTTACTAGATTAATTGTTTTACAAAAACAGAGCGAACAACTCAGGGAAGAGTTAGAGGTATTAAAAAAGAAAAACGAAGAACTTCGTAAGAAGTTAGATTTATTAAGAAATAATTAAAAGGAGTTAAAATATATGGATTACAAAAAGTTAATTGAAATAATTAGAAATAGTGATTGTATAGACTTTGGAATTAGACATTTATGCAAGGATGAAAAGTACAATGTAGGGGATGAGGCAAGAAATTCATATGATTGGGATTATGTGTGTGATTGTAGTACATATGATACGGATGATCCTGTTGAGCTTATGGGAGTATGTGCTTATGACACTTGTATTGATAGTATATCAGATACAGATGAACAGATTATTAAAAAGTTAGAAGATGCACTGAATAACTCAAAATGTTATGATGGAAATAATGTAGTTTTGTTAGGTTGTGGTTGGGTTACTTATGGTACAGACTCCAAAGAAATTATAATGCCAGAGGCTACAGTGTTATATAAATTTGAGGAGTGTAATAATGAGTAGAAGATTATTAAATCTAATAAATAAAAGCCAGCCGGAGCTTCCGGCTAATAAGAAATTTTTATCTGATGTAATGAGTTGTATAGAGCGAATGGAAAAAGATGGTAGAAGGGCTGGAAGTAACTACTATAAACCATCTTCACTGCATTGTATGAGAAATATGTACTTTACAAGAATGAAAGCCCCACAGGACCCGGAAACAGTAGAATACAACTCCACCGGGATGGCAGACACAGGAACAGCTCGGCACGAAGCATTACAGAATGCTTTACTAAATTTGCAAAAACTTGGGTATGATTGGAAATATCTGGATGTTGCTGAATACGTTGAACAGAAGCAAAAATTTGGAAAGTGTATGTCTTTAGAAGTAAAGGAAAAGCAAGGAGCGGAAACACATCTTATAGATAAAGCATTGAATTTATCTTTTCGATGTGATGGCATTATAAGAAGGATATCTACAAACGAAGATTATCTGTGGGAGTTTAAGAATGTAGTATCATTCAAATATAATCAGTTGGAAGATCATTGTTTGGAACAGCATCATAATCAAGTAATTTGTTACTGCACTGTTTTAGATTTGGATAAGGCTTTTGTTATGTACGAAAATAGGGACATTTGCACACTTGAAGTTCCAGAAATATTTGAAGTTACACAGGATATGAAGAATTGGTTATGCAATTATATTTCAGAATGTGAAGGGTATGTGGAAAGAATGATTGCACCGCCTAAGACAGAAGATACGAAAAACTGTAAATGGTGTAAATATAAAACAATATGCAGAAAGGTGGGATAAGTTATGTTTGATTTTAATTTACAAGAGGTCTCAAGTAAATTGGATTTGGATTATGAACTAAATAGAGCTGTAGAATATGAAGCACAGCACGGATCAGAATGTTCATATCTTATTATGAGTAAAGAAACTTATAAACTATTTAAGCTGTTTTCCAACTATGACAAGGAAACTAATTCATGGGGGTATACAGGTGGTCAACTCTTTGTGCCAGAACGATATTCAGTAGCTATTGACAAATCTATATACTTAGGAGGAATTTTGATAGTATGATTTATGTAGGAATTGACCCAGGAAAAAATGGTGGAATAGCTTATATAAAAGAATCTGGTATATGCCGATGCTTGTTAAAAAATACATTTGCATTTGATGAGGAGGGTCTTGTATCTTTATTGAAAAAATTTAATCCGGATGTGTGTGTGTGCTATGTTGAGCAGGTCCATGCAATGCCAAAACAAGGTGTATCAAGTACATTTAATTTTGGTATGAATTTTGGATTTATTCAAGGTGTGTTGAAAGCGTATGGAATACCTTATGAGCTTGTTACTCCACAGAAGTGGAAGAAAGAGTTCTCTTGCACTTCGGATAAAAATACATCTATCGAAGTATGCAAGAGATTATTTCCCTATGTAAATCTAAAAGCAACAGATAGATGCAAGAAAGACCATGATGGAATGGCAGAAGCATTATTGATAGCAGAATATGGAAGGAGACATTATAATGGCAAGTCGTAGAGAAGGAAAAACTACAAAATCCATCATGAAAAAAGTGGAAAACAATAGCAAGATAATACAGGATATATCAGGTAGTCTAGTAGAAAGCTACTGTAAACCGCTTGACGTTGAGATGGACGTTATAAGATTGGAGTTAAAAGATAACAGTGCATTATCTGATGATACGCTGGAAAAGCATATACTGGAGTTGGCGAATATCTTATACTTTACAGGATCAGCACAGGAGGATCTTGGTATAAAAGAGGATATTTGTAAATCCATAAGACAAGAAGTGTATTCTTTTTATAGGAACGAGGCTAATGGAACAGTTGCAGACAAGACAGCACTTGCAGAATTAGCTTGTCAACAAGAGACAATAACTCTTGCTATATACTCAAGAGCTTACAAGAAAGTGAAATTGAGAATGGATGCCGGATATGAGATGCTTAACAGTTTAAAAAAGATAATGAATAAGCGAATAGCAGAAATGGAGTTATCTAATAGCAGATATATAAATCATAGTGAAAGTGGGATGTAACAATGTTAAGACATCTTAAATTTTGTTATGTAACTGGTGGAAAATATAATTTTGATTGTCACCTTTATTTAAGTGATATTTCCATTGAAGAATATAAAAATATAGGATGTACGGTCAAAGTTTTGCACGATTAAGAAAGGAGTAAGAATGGAGAGATTAACAGAAAGCAATCCATCATGGATAGATGATGAATTATGGGAAAGTGCTTGTGAGCCAGACTGTGAAGAAATAGACGCAGTATATCGAAAGCTAAAAGATTATGAAGACTTAGAGGAACATGGCAGACTTATTAAGTTGCCTTGCAAGGTGGGAGATACAGTATGGAATAATGACGATGGCAGACCTTGTGCATATACAATAACAGCCTTTTCATTTGGTGAATGTGAAGAATACATTTGTGAACCTGTTACAACAAAAGAAGTCGTATTCTATTATGCAAAATCGAGTGGAAGTATCACAGGAAGTTTTGCAGAAAGTGCAATCGGTGAGTCGGTATTCTTGAACAAATCCGAAGCAGAAGCAAAATTGAAAGAATTGAGAGGTGGAGAAGATGACTAAGATATTAAATAAATGTCCTATATGCGGCGGAAGATTAGAATACTCTATGTTAATGCAATTTACTAGAGATTATCAAATCAAATTAAATGGTAGATTATCCAAAAACTCAAAAAATAGCGATGTAGCACCTATGGAATGTGGGTTCATAAGCTGTACAGATTGCGATTTCCATACTAATTGCGATTTGGAATGTGAGGAAAATCATAATATAAAAATATATCAAGAGGATGGAGTGTATATGTACGATGATAAAAGATAGGTATTTATTCAAGGCAAAAACTTATAGAGGAGATTGGGTTCGAGGGCTTTTGGCAAGTAGTAAGGGTAAGTGCTATATCTGTAACAGAGATGGTAGACCTTTTGCTTTTGAAATTCAACCGGACACAATCTGCCAATGCACCGGCTTAAAAGACAAGAACGGCAAGCTGATTTGGGAGAATGATGTTGTAAAATTTGATGTATATTATTATGAGAACTTAGCAAGTAGTATAATATCACAAATTATGTGGTGCAACGATTTATGTGCGTTAAGTCTTGTAGTAAATGACAGAGGAACTAGAGGCACATTAGGTCATCTAATGGATTTAAACAAAGAAATCGAAGTAATCGGTAACAAATTTGACAATCCAGAGTTATTAGAAAGTGAGGAATAATATGACAGAGCGTGAGGCTATAGAAAAGCTGAAAAATATGAGATTGTTTATGCAGATTATGGACAAGGATAGCGAACATAAATTTGTAGAAGATGATTATAAAGCAAACGAAATGGCAATACATGCACTTGGAAAGCAGATACAATTAAAAGTGTTACATTCATACGATGATTCCATTGATGACGATTGGTGTTCTTGCCCGATTTGCTGTTCCGGATTAGGCTGGTATCATGGAAAACATTATAAATATTGTATGAATTGTGGTCAAAAGTTAGATTGGGAGGATGATTATGAGTAATCTTGATTTAATTATAAAAGATTTGAACAAAAAAATGAAAGTAGGAAATATTCAGCTAGGTGTGGATTTCCAAGAAGTGCAGAAGATTCCTTTTTCCTCATGTAGATTAAACTATATGACATACGGAGGTATTCCAGTTGGAAGAATAGCAGAATTTTATGGGGCAGATGGAAGTGGAAAGACCACTACTGCTATTGATGTAGCAGGAAATGCCCAAAGAATGTTTCCAGATAAGAACGTGCTATTTGTAGATATTGAGCATACCTTTGATTCATGCTGGGCAACTAAGCTGGGGTTGAATTGTGACGATATAATCTACCTTGACCCGGATAGTATGGGGGCAGAAGGAGTATTTAATCTAATGATAGAATTGATTGATACAGGAGAAATAAGCCTTTGTATTTTAGATTCTATAGGTGCTATGGTATCAATGCAGGCAAACGAAAAGCAGATAGGGGAAAGAACCTATGGTGGAGTAAGTATGGCACTAACTGAATTTAGCAAGAAAATAACTCCAGTTCTTGCAAGAACACAAACTGCCTTTATAGGAATAAATCAAGTCCGAGATGATATGAATAGTATGTATGGCGGAACAACAACGACAGGGGGAAGAGCATGGCGGCATAGCTGTAGTACAAGACTTGAATTTAGAAAAGGTAACTATATTGATGAAAAAGGTAATAATCTTTCAAGAGCTTGTGAGAACCCAGCAGGAAATATAGTCAATGTAGCATTAGTGAAATCTAAAGTATGTCGACCGGATAGAAAAGTAGGTTTCTACACTTTGAAATATCTTGAAGGGATTGACTATGTATCAGATGCGGTAGACGTTGCTATCAAGATGGGATTGGTTATACAAGGCGGAGCATGGTTCTCTTTAGTTGATACAGAAACAGGTGAAATATTAAGCAAGTATCAAGGTAAATCAAAGTTAGTTGAATATCTAAAGGAAAATGATAACTATACAGATTTCTATTCAAAACTGGAGAAATTATTAAATGAAGAATCTTAGTTATCAACAAGTTATCCACATTAAATTGTGGATAACTTTTTTATTTATTTTTCAAAAATCACTTGCATTTTACCTTTTTATGTGTTACAATATATACATAATAAGAAATACGTAAAAGGAGGATACATATTATGACAAAAAGCAGATATAGATATTATCAACCAAATAAAAAAGATTTAAAAGACGAATATGGTGATTGCGTTATTCGTGCATTGACAAAAGTTGTTGGAAAGGAATGGCTGGAGGTGTTTGAAGAGTTATTACCTTATGCCCGAGAATTACAATGTATGCCTAATGGAAAGGCTTGTTATGAAAAGTATTTAATCTCAAATAATTTTGTGTATCATGGAATAAGTAATAAAAAAGGCTCAAAGCGACCAACTGTAGATAGTTTTACAAAGGAACATAAAGAAGGAACGTATCTATTAAGAGTAGCACAGCATTGTGTAGCTGTTGTGGATGGAATTTACTATGATACTTGGGATTCTGGTGATTGTTGCCTTTATGGTTATTGGGAAAAATAAGGAGTAAGCAATGAAAGAAATATTTAAACAAATACATAGATACAACGAACAAGATTTTGAAGAAGGTAAGCCGTTTGAGTTTACCCTGGACGGAAAAAGAAAAGAAGATAATACCGATTGGTTATGTCCACCAGTTAAGAAAATGGAAGTAGGAAAGTCATATAAAATCACTGTTAAGAAATATATGACAGAACCTGCTACAGCCAATTTTGATTTTCAAGATAAATGGAATAATGGAAAGCCTATGCCACTTTGCATAATGCAAGGTGAAGTTATAAAAGAAACAAGAGGAATGTATTATATGAATTTACAGGGTAAAGCAGAACCTATAGCAAGATGTCTTGTATGTGGAAAACCATTAACTAATCCAGTATCTAAATTATACGGTATAGGTCCAGAATGTTCTGAAAAAGTTGGTATTATAAGAATAGAAAGTGAGGATGAAGCTAGAGAAAAGCGGAATGAACTTGTTCAGCAGATTGGAAATATCAAATGGGAAGGCTGGGTAATCAAATCAGCAATAAAAGAATGGGAGGAAATATAACATGAAAACAGTAAAAGGTAAAAAGTATAAGGTAAAGATTGATCCTTGTAAATTTTTTAAACCCGGGGATATAGTGATTGCACTGGAGGAGGATCGTGTTCCGTTTTGTGTGTTGGAGAAAGATTATGAACCGCCTTTTAAAAATGTTGGTCACTATTTACCATCACAGTGGAATGCAATAAAAGCTATTTATTTAGAGGAGGTTTAGATTATGAAAAGAGAAGAATGTGAAGCTAAAATTTTAGAAAAGTTAAAAGAAATAAGAGAAATAGTAAAAGAGTACGATGATAGTAATGAAGGTCATTTGAGCATGATGATTAGTAACCATGAAGATTATATTTCGGCGTGGAATGGTTCTTCTATATCTGGAAAGTTGAAGACCGCAATAAACTTTACGGTGATAGATGGAGAGGTTGAACATTATGGCAACTAGATATTTTTCTGATAAACAGGAAAAGCATATTGCAAAAGTAACAGGAGGAAAAGTACAAAGCAATTCCGGGGGAACAAAATTTGGGGGAGGGGATGTTCATACAAAAAAATTCTTTATAGAAGCAAAAACACCAACTATGTGCAGGGAAACTTTTACAATTAAAAAGGATTGGATGTACAAGATGAAGGAGCAGATGTTTGAACAAGGAAAAGAATGCTGTGCATTGGCTTTTACCTTTGACCCGGATAAGCAGGAAAATTTTTATGTTATTCCAGAAAAGGAGTTTTTAGAGTATTTAAGATTTAAGGAGGATGTATAATGAATAATGCTGAAAAATTTTGGGATACTTTTTTGAAAAAACGATTATGTGAGGAAGGTGGATTTGGTGTATGTGAGTATAAAAATGCTCCTATGCCTTGTGATGAGTTGTACTGTAACCGTTGTATATTCGGACGTGCTACAGAGGAATGCCAGGTGGGTAGATCTAGATGGTTAGACTCAGAATTTAAGGAATATGTTAATTGGGAGACTGTATTACGAGACACAAAAGTTCTTTTTAAAGATTTGGAAAATGATACATGGGAGAAAGGATATTTTGATGAATACAATAAATATAAAGATACTATTTTTATCTTTGCAGATGGCAGAACATCCTACACAGCTAAAAATAGTATAGCTTATGATCCGAAGTATGTAAAATTATATAAAGAGGAGGATGAATAATGGCAAAGGAATCGTTGGCAGTAAAATATCGACCAAAATCATTTGATGATATGACAGAACAGACAGCAATCAAAGAAATTTTAGAAAATCAGATTAGAACAAAGACATTTCAGCACGGATATCTTTTTACTGGACCTGCCGGAACAGGAAAGACAACATCAGCTAGAATCTTTGCAAATATGATAAATGATGGAAAAGGAAATCCTATTGAAGTAGATGCCGCAAGTAATAGCGGTGTAGATAATATCAGACAAATTATAGAAGATGCTAAAAGAAAACCACTTGATGCAGAATACAAGATATTCATAGTGGACGAGTGTCATTCATTATCAAATGGGGCATGGCAAGCATTATTAAAGACACTTGAAGAGCCGCCAAAATTTACAATTTTTATTTTCTGTACAACGGATCCGCAGAAAATTCCGGCAACTATACTTTCTAGAGTGCAAAGATACAATTTTCAGAAAATAAGTAATGAAGGTATCGTGGAAAGATTAGAGCATATTTGCTTAACTGAAAATTCTCAAGATGTGAATGATCCAAATTTAATGGATATTGGAGATATAATAAGATATCCGGAAGCATTAGAATATATAGCGAAAGTTTGTAATGGGGGTATGAGAGATGCTATTACCTTATTAGATAAATGCCTTTCATTATCCCACGATTTAACATTAGAAAATGTTCTAAAAACGATTGGTACAGAAGATTACAGCACATTTATAACATTTTTATCTGCATTAGAAGAAAAGGAAAAAGAGCTTTCAATTAAAGTAGTTGAAGATGTATATAATGCTGGCAAAGATGTAAAGCAGTTTATGAAAGATTTTGCAAAGTTCATTCTTGAAGTGGAAAAGTATGCTTTATATAAGAATTTTGATTATATTAGCTTACCTAATACACTTGAGAATGAATTGGAACAGCTTATTGATGATAGTTTATTTGATGTCATGGACTTTGTAGTTTCTTTGAATAATCAGATTAAATGGGATAACGACCCAAAGACATTGATTGAATTATCTATCTTGATTTATTGTGGAAAGAATGAGGATTAAATATATGAATAATATAAAAGTAACACAGCTATCTATAGAAGAAGTTAAGAAAAAAATTTTTGATAAGGATATTGAGGGTGTGTATATATTGGCAGATGAAGACGATGGCTTAAATTTGCGTGTAATAAAGTATAGCAGGCTGGATAATATCATAAGACGAACATCAGATGGTTCAGCTTTTTTAAAGATTGAGGTGATTAAAAATGATGATAGGACAGAAGAATAATATAAATACTATTATTAAATGGCGATGTAATAAGTCTGTTCCAAGATTTATCATTCTTTCCGGTAGTGAAGGATCTGGAAGATTGACCTTTGCAAAGATAATTATAAAAATGATAAATGCACACGGAGTAATTATTGGGAATAGTATAGATGATGTACGAAAAACTATAGAAAATGCTTACATGATTACTGAGCATACTTGTTATATTTTTAGAAATGCTGATGATATGTCAACAGCGGCTAAGAACGCACTTCTTAAAGTGGTAGAAGAACCTCCAAACAACGCTTATTTTATAATGACCGTTCAAAATGTGGATAATATGCTGGGGACGATTAAGAGCAGGGGGACAGTTATTAAAATGGAACCTTATTCTAAACAGGAGTTAGAAAGTGTTTGTGAAGATGAATTTATATTGAAATTTGCAAGTACGATAGCAGAGGCACAAAGAGATAGAAAAGAATTAGAAAGAACTGAGCAATGTGCCCTTGATGTTATAGATGGAATGAAAGCTAAAAGTGGCACAAAGGTTTTAAAAGCAACAACACAGCTAAAATCAAAAGCTAATGAAACAGATAAGATCGACTGTATATTGTTTATGCTAATGTTCAAAGCAGAGCTTTTACATCATCCAGAATTGTATACACAGAATAGCTTGAAATATTTAGTAAAATGCACACGAGAGATACAAAGGTCAAGCCTAAATAAAAAAGCAAGTATTGAATGTATGCTGATATCATTATTAGACGAGGTGAAAAATGAAGATAATTGATGAAATCATTGGGCAATTAGAAGAAAGCATGAAAAATCCATTAAGCTGTGACAATGGAAGATTTGATAGATGTCCTTATATTGGTCAAGGCAATATGACTTGCTATATGTGTGTGATTGAATCGAACATTGATATGGTAAAAAAGATAGGTGAAAAATATGCAGATATTTCCAAGACGATGGAAGCTAAAGACAAAAATTGAGTATCTACAGCGTAAAATCATACTAAATAGTATAGCTTACTATGAGTTGAATACCAATAAACTCACTGATAAGCAGTATGACGAGCTTAGTAGACAACTAGCTGCTATGCAGGTAGAATATCCGAATATAATGGATACTCAATATGGTTATGTATTTTATGATTTTGATGGGTCAACTGGGTTTGATCTATATCACAGGCTTAATGAACATGACAAGAAGTATCTGCATAATATAGCTTGTCATGTTTGTGGAAATAAGAATATAAAAAAGAAAAAGAAAGGTGGTTTATTTTAATGAGAGCTATGTCTGACGAAGTAAAGGCACAAAAAAGATTCCGTAAAGAATGGGATGAGGTGTGTACAATGATACGACTAAACAGTACAAAAGAATGGAGAGAAAAAGTGTATCTTGTTCCAAAATCAGTTGAATACACTGGAATTGACTATGAAAAAAGATACAGTAAGAGGAGTTGATTAAATGACATTGCAGGAACTGATGGTGAGCATAGCAAATAACAGAGCCCCGCATTATCTTATCTTATACGGAAAAGAACAAAAGATACTTGAATTGTATATAAATCAAATTGCAAAAAATTATAAATCTGTCATTTATAATGATTCAGTGTCCGATGTGGTTAATCTGCACAGAAGGAAAAGTCTGGATAAATCAACAAAGCTATACATAGTAGATGAGGACGTATCTTTTTTAAAGGCAGAAAATGCATGGTCAACAATTAATTCTGAATTTGCAAAAAGTAAAGATGGATTGATAGTTAGGTATCATAAATTAGATAAAGGTAGTAAATTTTTCCACAACAATAAGCAAAATATTGTTGAATTTCCGTATTTATCTGATGATGTACTATTACAGTACATTAACAGAGATTTGCCGAATTTAAGTGAAAAAAATGCTTTATCTTTAATAAAGTATTGTAATAACGACTATGGTAGAATTTTATTGGAAATTGATAAAATAATACAATACGATTCTCACAATATGTCTATAACAAATACCGGGAATGTACAATCAAAAAGCATTGACACCTGCTTTTCCGAGTTAGATAAACAAGGGTTATTCTATAAAGAAATAGGTGATATAACTTTTGAATTGACTAATGCAGTCTTGGGTGGCTATACAGAAACAGCTATACAGAAACTCAATGAAGCAAAAAGAAAAGGTGAACCTGCAATGATGATAGCTTCTATTCTTTATAATGGATTTAGAAATTTACTTGCATATCAAGGGCTTGGAAAGAATAAGCAAGAAGCAATGGAAAGAACAGGAATGACAAAAGGAGAGTTGTGGGGGTGTACAAAAAATGTCGGTGGTTACAGTTTGGAGGAAGTTAGAAGGAATATGTTAGCTTGTCAAAGTGTGGAATCAGGGATAAAAATGGGAGCGATTGATGAAGATATAGCACTTGAATATCTAGTGTTGTATTGTTTAAAATAATGTGTTATAATAAAAATGTTCTGTAATACAGTTTTCTCTTTCTGCTTTCCATTTTGCCAGCCTATTCTTTTCAGATATAAGAATAGGCTGTTTTTTTCAAAAATCACTTGCATTTTACCTTTTTATGTGTTACAATATATACATAATAAAGAAAGGGGTTGTTTAGATGATACTTACAAAAGAACAGCAAGAGCTGGTGGAAAAAAATCATAACTTGATTTATTATGCACTTAATAAATTTAGCGTGCAGGCGGAGGAGTATTATGGAATTTGTGCAATAGGGTTATGTAAGGCGGCGTGTACATATAACTCACAAGCTTCTAGATTTAGTACATATGCGTTAAGTGTAATTCTTAATGAGATAAGAATGGGTAAAAGACAGGAGCGTAAACAGGCAAAATTGAACCAGATAAGTATGGATGAAGAATGGACAAACACTAAAGAGGACAGTGTAACATTACATGAAATATTAAGCACAAAAATGGATGTAGTGGATGAAATAATATCGTTCAAATTGCCCGATATATTAACACCTGATGAAATGAGGGTAGTAAAGTATTTATATATGGATTATAAACAAAAAGAGATAGCGGAAATAATAGGGGTTTGTCAACCAGTTGTTTCCCGAAAAATAAAATCTATTAAAGATAAATTGAGAAAGCATGGGGTAGAAGTATGAATAAGAATAAAATAAAAGATGTCGTATTACTTACAGTTTCGGTATACTTTTTTCTGTGTGCTATCGTGTGTATGTTTATATATGCATTAACAGGGTACACAAACCATACATTAATGATAAAGATGTTCGTTAATATGTTTTTATCACTTGGCACTATATTACCAAGTGATTTTTAGAAAGGAGGAAATAATGATATTAAGAGGAGATGTTTATTGGGTTGATTTAGATAAAGTGTTCCCTAGATTGTACGATGGACAAAAAGATCATTATATGCGTGGAATACGTCCTTGTGTTGTAATTTCAAATAATTTTAATAACAGACATAATTCAATAGTGAATATAATGCCTCTCACAACATCTTGTGACAATTTACCACAGCATCGTTATTTACCAATCAATGGAATAACGAATTACACCGTACCGGAGTGCATTACATCTATAGACAAGTCTTTATTAAGTGGTAAGTATAGCGTGATAAATGATAAATACTACAATCAAATTGAAAAGGCTATTGATATCCAGTTAGGATTATATGGAAATAGACATAACTGTAGAGGAGGTAAGATACGATGACAGTAGTATACATCATAGTTATAGTCGTAGGTATAGGATTTCTATATCATATATTCAAAAAGTAAGGAGAGGATATGAACGATTTAAAACAAACAACCTGTAAAAGATGTGGGAGAAAATTAAAAAATCCAAAAGCTATTGAAATAGGAATGGGGGAAACGTGCTGGAGAAAATATCAAAAAGAAAATAATCATAAAAAGTTATGGGATGAAGAACAAGATGGAAGAAGTAAATAGTATATTAATCACACAAATAAGGCAAACACTTAGATTAGAAAGGGAGCTAGAAAAAATGTCTAAAAATCTAAATATCTTTAGATCAAAGCTTTTGAACTGTAAAACTGTGGAAGATATAGAGCAAGCAGATGAATGGTTTGAGGAGCAAATAGAAAACTTGAAATATTAGATACAAAGTAAAGGAGATAAAATATGATAACTGGACCTTGTCTTAACTGCCCAGAAAGGACATTAGGATGTCATGCTACTTGCTTGGCATATAATACATATAAAAAAGAACACTTAGAGGAGACAAAAAAGATATATGACCAAAAAGTAGCTGGCAATATGTTATGTAGCTATTATAAACAGAAAAGAAAAAGATTAGAACGGCGGTATAAATAGAATCATAAGAGCTTATCAATATAAGGTAAGCTCTTTTTTATATGTTTACAAAAATAACAAATTTATATATAATATATTAATAGAATACTAATATAAATATTATAGAAAAATCAAAAAATAACTAAAAATTTTCGGGAAAGGCGGGATATTGAAATAATTGGATACAGGTAAATTAATATATAAATTACAGTCAGCTTTAAAACAAAAAAAAGTATATGTAACTATAAATACATATCAATTCTACAGTGAAGAAAAAGATAGGTATATAAAGATGTATATAGCAAAAAGAGGGAAAAATAAAATAATAGAAACACCCTCTCAAATACAAGTAATTAAAGCATTAAATGACATTTGGCAGGAGGTAAAAGATGAATAAAGAAACCGAAAGAGAGAAAGAAGCTAAAAAGCATTTAAACAATAGACAAATTAACTTTGCATTAGCTTATAAAGAGTCTAATAATATAACTCAATCCGCTATTAAAGCAGGTTATAGTCCAAAGACAGCTTGTGTGCAGGGCTGTAATTTGTTAAAAAACCATAGAGTAGCTGAGTATATAGAAGCTATTAATGAACGGTTAGAATCTGAGAAGATAGCAGACATTCAAGAGGTTATGGAATATCTTACCTCAGTAATGCGAGGTGAAGCAAAGGATCAATTTGATATGGATGTATCCATACAGGATAGAACAAGAGCCGCAGGTGAATTAGCAAGAAGACTAGATGTTAAGTCTAGAAATCTTAATGTGGAATGTGCGGTGAATATCATTGATAACATCCCAAATGAGGTAGATGAGAATGAAGAAAGTTAAAGGTACTGTATTAACTGACTGCATAGGACCAGCCTTTTATACTGTTCATAACGATATAAAGAATCATAGGCACACCTATTATGATTTAACTGGTGGTAGAGGTTCTCTCAAGTCATCTTTTATATCTATTGAGATTGTGCAAGGGCTTATGAAAAAAGAAAATGCGAATAAACACGCTGTAGTCTATAGGAGAGTTGGAGATACCTTGGAAACATCTGTATTCTCACAGATTGAATGGGCTATTGATAAACTAGGAGTAAGTCACTTATGGAAGTTGACTAAATCACCAATGAGAGCTATATATCTACCCACTGACCAACGTATCATATTTAAAGGGTTAGATCATGCTAAAAAGTCAAAATCTATAAAAGTGCCTTTTGGATATATCGGGTATTTGTGGTTTGAGGAGTTTGATGAATTTGCTGGTGAAGAAGAAATAAGAAAAGTTCAGCAGTCCGTTATAAGAGGTGGAGATGAATTTATAGTATTCAAATCCATGAATCCACCTAAGTCAAGACAGAACTGGGCGAATGATTATATAGAAAAAGAAAAGATAAGAAGTGATACATTAGTATCCCAGACGACTTATCTAACATCACCTAAAGCATGGTTGGGGCAACAGTTTATAGATGATGCTGAATGGTTGAAAGAAGTAAATCCAAAAGCATATGAACATGAATATATGGGTATCCCGGTTGGCACAGGTACAGAAGTATTTGACAATCTGGAAATTAGAGAAATAACAGATGAAGAAATAGCTAGATGGGATAACCTATATAGGGGAGTTGACTGGGGCTGGTATCCGGATCCTTTCCATTATGGGTGTATGTACTATGATAGTAGAAGATTGATACTATATATATTTGAGGAGTTCCGCACAAATAAAATGAAAAATGCAGATACTGCACAGGTATTGAAAGATGAATTTAATCTAGGTAGATACGATATAGTAACGTGTGATAGAGCGGAAGAGAAATCCATAGCTGACTATAGATCATATGGAATTAATGCAAGACCAGCAGAAAAAGGACCGGGGTCTATCCGATATGGAATGAAATGGTTGCAATCACTTGTAAAGATAGTGATAGATCCTAAGAGGTGCCCAGAAACGGCAGAAGAATTTAAAAAGTATGAATATGAATTAGACAAAGAAGGAAATCCTACATCTAATTATCCAGACAAAAAGAATCATAGTATAGATATGACAAGATATGCTATGGAAACAGTATGGAAGAGAAAAGGAAAGTAACATAAATTTTATACTTGTAAATTTGACTTAAATAACTTACTATATTAAAAGAAAGGAGATATAAATATGCCAAAATATAAAGGTAAACTATCAAATGGAAGAGCCATCATTTTAGAATCAGACAATTTGGTTCGTTTGGTTCAAAATGATAAGGAAACGACTATTATAGATTTTGAATTTAAAGCAGATAATATATTCCAAGGCATTGACTTAACTAACTTAAATGCACAAATATCTTATATAAATGTAGACGCAAATACAGAGGAAAAAGTAACAGACATTTATATAGTAGATGATTTGACTGCATCAGCATCCCCAGACACCGGAATAGAATCTATTAAATTCTCATGGACAATCGGTAACAATGCTACGACATATGCAGGCAGTTGTTTATTCCAAGTTATTCTTACCGTAACAGATGATAATGATGTTATTTTAAAACAGTGGGAAACTGTTATCAATTTAATACCGGTTTATAAGAGCTTGGAAAATGTAAATATAACACAATCGAAAGATTTTGTGGATTTGGTTTCACAATTAAAAAAATATATCAGTGATATCAAGAAATGGTTTGCACAGGTTATCACTGAAATGGGAGTGCAAACAGCCCCAGATGATAGCTTTGAAAAAATGATACAGAATATATTAAAAATATCATCTGGTGGATATGGTGTAAGTGGTTATGCAGATACTACCATATACACAAATGGAATACTTTTTTCTTTATATGGAATACCAAAGGAGGTCAAATAAATGTTAGGATATAAGGTCATAAATTTATATAAAGTAAAACCCGCACTTGGCTCAAGTGCAGAAGAATATGAGGCAGATATAACAGACGAGAAGATGCAGGAGATCGCTACAGCTTTGGGTTGTAATTTACAGATTATGACAAGCGGTAGCAAATGGTTGTTGTACAAAGGAACAAATACAGATAATGGTTGGCTATGTCAGATAGTGTCAAATAATTTCGAGGTAAGAAGATACCTGAACGGTCAGGCAATATCAACGAATGTAACTGGTACTAATATGCAGTGTCGTGTTTTACTAACAAATTCATCGCTCTTAAAGAATCTGTCATTACGATATTCAAAAGGAAAGAACGGAGCGTCACTTTTTAAATTCGGAACAGAGGAAAATGCAATCTTACAATATTGTATATGTGAGGCATCCGTTGTTGGCACAGAGGAAAAAATAGCTGTATATGGATATATTTCAGGTGGAAGCTATATGTTTTCATTGTCCGACAGCACATCAATAACTTATAACTTGGACAACTATTATGGATACGCTGATAACTTTGTGCTTATGAGTGCTATTCCATTAAAAGATAAGAATGCAATCGTTGACGGAATTTATAGATGCGACATCAATAAATACACAGAGGAGCATTATGTGTTTGATTTAAGTGGAAAAAAGTATATTACAAGTGATGGTGGAATACTTATGAAATGGGCTATTGAGCTTGATGACTCAATGTTAAATTAATAAAAAGGAGAAAAATAATATGGCACAAGTTGTTATTCCAGGTTTTAGAAAGATAGAAACCTGTAAAGAGGGAACAGGTGATTATAATAGTCTTTCAAATATTCCTTTTATAAATAATGTTCCTGTGCAAGGAAATTTAAAGACAGAAGATTTGAAATTAACAGATTCCACATTAACTAAAGAAGGAGTTCCAGCAGATGCAAAAGCAGTCGGGGAGAAACTTATAGATAGTACAGTATATCAGGGAGTTGATCTTACTGTAAAATTTGCAGATGAGATCAAGAACTATTCAGATGAATGGGCATGGATTAAAGCAAGAATAACAGCGGGTAATTATGTGGGACTTCATGTGTGTGACTATATCCCTATTACTTGCAATAATGGATATAAGCTCAATGCTCAGATTGCAGGTATTAACACATACACTGGATACGGCAATCAGGAAGTTGGGAACCATATAGACTTTATCTGTAAGGAGTTGTGGTATGACCCTCATGTAATAAATAAGGTTGATTACAATAATGGCAATGAAAATAGTCCTAACCCGTTCCTTGCATCAGATTTGAACTATTGGCTCAATTCTATGTCAGGTACAGTACCAAACAGCAAAACGGATCCAGCGGTTACTGTTGAAGTCGACTATACAGCAGATGGTATCCTCTATTATTTGCCAGACAAGCTTAAAAACCAGATTATTACAAAAATAGTTATGATGCCAAGCAGATATACAGAAGGCAGTGTTCTAACACAGGATAATTCATGGGGTTGGCAGTCTATTGGTAAACTCTGGATTCCATCTGAGGTTGAAGTGTATGGTATGACTTGCTGGGGCAATAGCGGATATGGTGCTGGTGGATTTGTACAGTATCCTATTTTTATCGGAAACATGAACAGAGTGAAAAAGCGTTGTTCTAGCAACTCCCGCTACATCTGGTGGTTGCTTTCCACAGTTGCCAACAATTCTACTAATTTCACAGTTGTCAGCTTCTATGGGAATTGCAGTTACACTCCGACTACCGCTGTACAAGTTGCCGCCCCAGTCTGCTTCCGAATATAATAGATATAGGAGAAAAAGATGATGATAAAGAAATTATTGAATTTATTATATGAAGCACTTGAAAAGATGCTTGGATACAAAGAATCATCAGATATAACAGAATGTGCTATATCTGATGAAATGTCCGATGCAATGGATCTTTGGAAAAAGGTGTATAAAGACGAGAGTCCTTGGTTAGATGATGTAGATGGCATTTATTCTTTAGGTCTTGGAAAAATGATTTGCCAATCTGTTCAGCAACAGGTGCTTTCGGAAATGGAAACAAGCATAACCGAACCCGGAAAAGAGGATGAGGTGGACAATGACAAGATAGAGGAAGAAGATACAACTAGAGCCACATACCTCAATAACATTTATAAGAAAAGGCTTATTAAAAAGCTTCCACAAGCATTAGAAAAAGCCCTCGCAATGGGTGGTATGCTTATAAAGCCATATGTGAATAATGATAGTGTTTATCTTGATTTCAACTATCAGGGTGACTTCTATCCAATCACGTTTGATGATGATGGAAACATCACTGATATAGCTTTTTATGATTCTTTTGTATCTGGAGATTTTATTTATACAAAAATAGAAAGGCAGACATTTAATCAGTTAAAGAAAGAAATCACTGTGCAGAACAAAGCATTTAAAGCAAGGTATATTAACTCAAATGATGATACAGAACAAGAGCTTGGAACAGAAGTACCATTATCAAGCATTGAAAAATGGGCTAATATATCACAAGAACCTGTTGTGCTGAAAAATATGGAAAAGCCATTATTCGGTTGCTTTAAGGTTCCGTTCGCAAATAATGTTGATATGAGTAGCCCTTTAGGTATATCCATTTTTAGCCCTGCAATCAAAATGATAGAATTAGCAGATAAACAGTTTAGTCGACTTGACTGGGAATATAATGGAGGACAGCTTGCCATTGATGTAGATCCAACTGCCGTAACATACAGTGATGGGTATTTTGGTAAGGTTACAAATTTGGATGCTTGTCAGAATCGTCTATACAGAAACATTGATTTAGGTACGGATGAGACATATAAAGAATGGGCTCCAGCTTTAAGAGATACTAACTATATGAATGGATTGAACGTGTATCTTAATAAGATAGAAGATTTAATTGGACTTGCAAGGGGTACGCTAGCTCAAGTTGAGAGTGAAGCAAGAACTGCTACTGAGATTAAGCTATTAAAACAAAGAACATACATCACTATATCTGCTATACAAGATGAGCTTGAAAAATGCTTGATGGACACAGTGTATGCTATATCTGTATACTGTGATTTATACAATCTTATACCATCAGGCGACTATAACACGAATATAGAATGGAAAGATAGCATATTAACGGACACAGATACTGAACTGGAACAGAAGCTAAACCTCCAAAATGCCGGAATTTTAAGCAAAGCAGAAGTAAGAGCTTGGTATACTGGTGAATCTGTAGAATCCGCACAGCTTGAAATTGATAAGATAGATGAAGCTAAACAAAGTAGTATGCTTAACGATTTATTTTCCACAAACCCAGAACCTACATTAGATTCTGAAGAGGAACCTAGAAAGGCAGAAGGAACTATTGACAAAGGAACACAGAATAAAGGGGCTGAAAATGAGTGATAACACTAGATGAAATTACCTCTATCTCATATGTGATAGCACAAAGATTTGAAAAAGTGAATACTTATTATCTCGATTTATTAGCCAAGCAGTTAAAGGAGATAGGAACACTATCTCCTGAAGACTTGAATATGATAGAACAAATGACAAAGACTGGCGGAAATATAGATGAAATAAATAAATATCTTATGATGCAGACAGGTTTAGCCTTAAACGATATAAATGCTTTATACTTGAAAGTAGCTAAAGATATCTATAAGGATGTATCTTATCTATATAAAGCCGGAAATGTTGAACAACCAAAATTTAAAGATAATAACAGGTTACAAACATATATAGCTAGTGTTCAAAAGCTCACTCAAAATACATTTATAAACATGGCAAATACAACAGTTATAAGCAAGACCTACAGAGATACAATAGATTTTGCAGTTGATGCAGTATCAAGAGGAGTTGGGGATTATGACAAAGCTATAAAAAGGTATGTGCTTGATAAATCTGTAAATGGTGCAAGAGTACAGTATTCAAGTGGTCTTACAAGAAGATTAGATAGTGCCGCAAGAATGAATATAATGGATGGTGTCCGTCAAATATCTAATGGTGTTAGAAAAGAATGTGGAGACCAATACGGAGCTGACGGAGTAGAGATTGATGCACATGGACTTTGTGCAGAAGATCATATAAAAGTACAGGGTAAACAGTACACTTTGAAAGAATTCGAAAAAGTAAATGAAAACCTAAAAAGAAAGATTGGCACTTGCAACTGTAGACACCAGATAAGTTATATCATATTAGGTGTGTCCAAACCTGCATATAGCCCAGAAGAATTACAAGAATTAAAAGAATATTCCACAGAGAAGATACAAATAAAAGATAAAGAAATTACAAGGTATCAAGCTAGTCAGCTTATGCGAAAGACAGAAACAAGTATGCGGTATAAGCAAGATGAAATTGTTACACTGAAAAAAACTGGAGTTGATATAAGTAAACAAGAAGAATCTTTGCGAAATCTAAAAAAGACTTACTACTATATAAGCAAAAGAGCTGGTTTAAGGACAAGATACGATAGAGCGTATGTACCGGGGTTTGATATTAAAAAGTTCAGATAACAGTTATCAACAAGTTATCCACAGCTTAATGTGGATAACTTTTTTACTGTTTATAACCTGTTGATAACTTGTTAATTCATACTTTACAAATGTGGATAACTTTTGTATAATACAAAATGTAAATATTCCATATCCCGGAAAGCGGGATTTATAAATCATTTTAGAATGTAGGAGGAAAAATGAAGTGAAAAATATCTATGATATTTTAAAAGGTATCGGAATCGAAGTTCCGGAAGACAAAAAAGGTGATTTTGACAAGGCACTAAACGAAAATTATAAGACGGTGAGCGAAGTCAATAATATTCAGAGCAAGCTGGAAAAGGCAGAGGGTGAACGTGATACTTATAAGACAAAGTATGACGAAGATATTAAGCAAAGGGATACAGATATCAAAGACCTTCAAAAGAAGCTCAAAGATGCTGGAACAGACACAGAAAAGTTATCCAAGCTTGAAACAGAACTTGGCACACTTCAA